TCACGCGAGAGTTTCCGCAATCCTGTCGAACGCGGCTTTATGATCGTCTGAGGGGAAGAGATGGCCATAGCGATTCATAGTGATTGCGTAGCTCGCATGACCGGCCAATGTCTGCACCGCTTTGGGTGTAAGGCCAGCCTCAATCCAAGTCGAAATAGCGAAGTGTCGAAGAGCGTGCCAGCCGATAGCTTCAACCTTTGCCAGCTCGATCGTCGGCTTCCAATCGCGTTTCATAAAATTGGTATGACGTACAAAGCCGCCCGTGCTGTCAGTGAAAACGAAGTCGTCAGGCGCGCTGTGCTTCGTTTCACCCTTCCAAGCTTTTAACTGCTCAAGCATCGCCTTCCCGATCGGGACAGTGCGACGACCAGCAGATGATTTCGTCGTGTCGAATTCACCGTACGCATCCACGCGCGTTTCGACCGAGACGAAGCCTTTTTTCAGATCGAGATGCACCCAACGTATCGCCCATTGCTCGGAAGCTCGCAGGCCTGACGAAGCAGCGAACCTGATTCGTAGCGCTAATTTGTCATCAGCTTTCTTAAGGATCTTAGCGAGAGCTGCCTTTGAAGGTGGCGTTACCTTATCTCCGGCCTCATCGCGCTTGCCAATAACTCGAACACCTTTGGCGACATTGACGCCCACCTTATCCGTCTCAACGCCATGTTTCAGAATACGACTCAGCGTTCCGAGAACACGCCGTGTCGTGACAACGCCGGCTGAAGCATCGCGCATTTCATTCCTAAGCTTTATCACGTCCGCCGTCGTCAGTTCCGACAGTGTTTTGGTTCCGATTCCTTTGGTGAAGCCAACAGCGCTTTCCTCTTTTGGATCAATCCAATTATCGATGTGCTGTTTTGTGGTGCGGAGATACGACTGAACAACGCTTTCACCACGTTTGTTGCGCTTCTCCATCTCCTCATAATAATCAACGCATACGTCAGCAACCGTCGTCTTTTGAGCTGCTTCTTTGTATGTCGCGGCACCTGTCGCAGTCACAAGGTCAGAAAGACGAGCTTCGGCTTCGCGTTTCTTTGCATACTGTTCTCGATGACGCTTCCCATGCCTGTCAGTGAAATCCAACTGCCAAGCTTCGTGTTTTCCGCTCGCGTTTTCCCACGAACGCTTCTTAATTTTAGCCAAAATGATCTCCTGATAATCGCGTCACATGATACCGCATGGCACACGCGGCTGCAATTTAACCAGGATTATTGACATCTCACAAAAACTAGAACATAACAAGAACATTGACGGGTGGCAATTCAACGATGGAGAGCGCCATGAATGGAGTTTCGGGAAACTACGACGCTGAGATAGATCTGGTACTAGCCTACCACAAGGGCGACGTTCGTGCGTCAATTGAAGCGCTTTTAAAAGACCGAGATTTCCTAGCGCGTGAAATTGAGCTTTCGCGCCTTGCTCTCACCCACGGCCAGCGTGGCAGTTCTTTCAAGAGGGCTGCGTGATGAAAACGTTCCAAGTTGCTCTTCCAGAAGCGTACGCACTGAAATGCGCTCGACGTGAAGTTCACCGAGATGCCGGCCGGCTTGGTGCTCGCCTACCTCACCGCATGGCACGCAAGTCGGGTATCGACTTCTGCGTATTCAGTTTTCCATCGGAAAGGCGAATGAGCGTCTTCATGGGGCGTCACGGCGGCAAGCCATTTGGTGATGGTAATTGGGAACGGACCGTCGTTCGGTAATCAGCATGCCCAGGCCTACGTCTTATGAGAAAATTGGCGAATTCACTTGCATAGCCGACCTGGAGCCGTGGGCTGTTCTCTGCGGCCTTTGCGCAAGGTGCGGCCATGTTCGAGACTTGAACATTGGTGAAATTAGCCGAAAAATCGGGCCCAATGAGTTTCTCAAAACTCAGCAATGGAAACTTAGATGCAGAGCTTGCACTGTGAAAGGGCAAAGTGAGTTCGTTGTTTTTAGAGCGCCGAGGTAAATATGTCCGGATATAAGTCTGAAAGCGGTGTCGCTGGAACAAGCATTAAAAGGTTTGAGCATTGGTGTGACGCGGACGGATGCGAAGCTTGGGGCACCTACGGATACAAAACCAAGTTTGGGCAGCTGTGGTTCTGCTACGAACACAAGCAGCAAGGTGAAGACGCGCTAGCTGGACGGAAGTGAAAGGCATGCCTGCCTCGAATTAACGAGGCAGACTTTAGACGTTTATCGTATATAAATGCCTTTGCCTCCACGAGGGATGGATGGGGAAAGCATTCTGCCTGGTCCGCCAGCGAATACCGGCCCAGATGCCTGATCCTGCTTGACGGTTTGCTTGATATCCGAGGACGGTGGAACAGCTGCGAATGCAGTCCCCGACGCCATGATTGATCCGATTGCTAAAATCGCAATGATTTTCATTATGCCCTCCTCTACTGGCCTCGCCAGCAATTCGCCTGAAACACAAATATGAACGCGCAGGCGTGTTGCGCCATCCAGATCCAGAGGACGGCAATTCCATTTAGAGCGCCATACGACATATGCCGTATTTCAACATAGCTGGACGGCGATAGATTGCGCGCTACCTCCCTTCGGCAGGAGGAGCGCATGTGCAATCTTTATAATATAACCACAACACATGAGGCCATGCGCCGTCTGTTTCCGAAGTTCGGAGATATAACGAACCGTGTTGATCCGCAGTTAGATGTCTATCCAGACTACCCAGCCCCGGTCCTGCGCAACATGGCAGATGGTGAGCACGAGCTTGCACATCTTCGGTGGGGAATGCCGACGCCGCCTATGTACGTGAAGGGCGAAGCTGACAGCGGCGTGACAAACATTCGTAACCTCACCTCCCCTCATTGGCGACGCTGGCAAGGCGTTGAAAGCCGCTGCGTTGTGCCAGCCACATCATTTTCCGAATATGGACAAGAGCCAGATCCAAAGACGAAACGTAAGCCGTTGCACTGGTTCGCTCTAAACGACGAAAAGTCGCTCTTTGCCTTTGCGGGCATCTGGACGACATGGAAGGGCGTGAGGAAGAAAAAAGAAGGGCCGGTCGAGGTCGATTTATTCGGCTTCCTGACCACCGAACCTAACGCCGTGGTTAAGCCAGTTCATCCCAAGGCAATGCCGGTCATTCTGCGCACCACTGAGGAAATAGATACCTGGTTACGTGCGCCATGGGATGAAGCGAAGGTAATGCAGAAGCCATTGCCGGATACCGACTTGATCGACCTGACACCGAGTAATGACAACAAGGAAGGGCAAGGAAGCCTGTTTTGATGGAATGATAGGAGCAAACCGATCCGAGCAATTAGTCACTCAGGCACATAAAGGTTGATATGCTACGCCTTAAGTATCAGTATGCACTTTCGCTCGTAAAAATGGACAGGAGACTTCCGCTATCCCGAGGAGGATAAGATGCCATTGTTTAGTCAATCCAGCAAAGTGTATGCCCCTGATGAACTGGAAGCGATGAGAGGTTGCTTCTCAATTGCCGCCATTATGTTGGAAGAAAGCGGCAGGGAATACGATGAAGCGCACTTAGCAGAGACTATCATCAAACTGTACGATGGTGGACTTAGAGATATGGAAAAGTGTGCGGAACTAGCTGCAAGGCTTGCAGAAAAGCATTCGAAAGAGTTTTTGAATATGGACTTAGATAACGCCAACTGGTCCAAAACAGGTTAATTAGCTAACTATTTTTTTAGTTTGGAACAAAGCTTTCTGCTGGACGTTTAGCCCGCGCCCTCCAGCTGAAAGCATGCTGATGCCTATCCATAGAGAACTAATTCACGCGGCCAAAAAGACCAAATCACTTAAAAACGTTCATCTGACTGAAGCAGGTCGAGCAATCGGCCTTGGGTTAGTAGAAATTCACGCTGCAGAGCATAATGCAGCAGACAAGTTCGATGAACTCTTAAGAAAGTTGGATGAGGTCGAGAAAAAAGAGAAATAATCCGCGTATGTGCGTGTAGACTTATGAGCTTTTTTCTCTTCCAAAACGAGATCATTTTGATAAAATTTTGCCGCGCTTCGTGACAGGAAGCTGGGTCCAGGCGAAGCGCAGCCCCGGCCACTCGATCACACCTCTCGTGCCGGGGCTTTTTGTTGTTGAGTTGGATATCTGCACCCTCGAATTCCGGCCAGTCGATATGCAATCGCGGCAAAACTGGCTATGGCATCGAACATAATCCCATTCGAACATTCATCGGCGCGTTTCCTAAGTGATATCTTAGCGATGATAACGCCAATTGACTCTCGAGCAGAATGAGAACATTATAAGAACATCCGAAGCGAAGACGAATTAGAAAGACTCATGGCAATTAAGTTTACGAACACCCCTGTCCGCCCAGTAGAGCCTAAAACAGGTAAAGCCAAAGGTTCGAAAAAAGCAGGTGGACCGTCGAACCGCGATAATTCCGATCTCGACAAAGATACCAACGGGAAGTGACCTAAATGGCTAATGCGCGTCTGATCGTGGTTGCTGCCTTTGATAAGAATGATGACGGTGAGCTCGTTCCTGCATTCGATCCCATGTCGTTTGAGACCGAAGGCCGCGCAATGAAAGCTGCGACAGGCCTCGAAGGTAAACATTCAGGGATTGTTGCCTGGAGCCGGGAAGCCGACCCAGATATTGGTGAATATGGACCTCCAGCCATTATTTTCCAATTTGGCGAGATCCCTGACATGGAATAACAAAGCGTATGAAACAGAAAACCCCGCCAAAGCGGGGTTAGTTTTATTCAGGCATCGCATCTCTGGCACGGTCCAACAGAGTTAAAATACACTTTTCAACGATAATTCTCTTTGATAAATTATCGCCGCGCCGCGTGGAGGAATACGGGTCATGCCCACGTGCGCAGCCCCGTGACGTTGGGAGACGTGCCGGGGCTTTTTATTGCAGGCAGCAATCATAAAAATATGATCAACTCGCCTAGGAACCTAAGGTTCGTCCGCATGTTTCTCTTGCGCAAACACCCCTAGGAGTAATGCAATGAAGAACGTTCTTATTGCTGCCGCTGCACTCACTATGATTTCAAGCGCTGCACTAGCGCAGGAGCCTCCTAAGCCACCTGCACCTCCATCTGCAGAAGCGCCGGGCACGCCACCACCACCTCCGCCACACAGAGGTCCGCCTCCTCCCGAAAAGTCAGCACACATTCGAGTTGAGGATAAGGGCTTCAAGGTAGATGTGAAATGCTCTGAGGATGAGTCAATGAATGACTGTGCTGAGATCGTTTACAAGTTGCTCGATCGCGTTGGCCCACCGAAAAAGTAACCTGATAATTTGACCTGCCTCGGTAGGGTTATTTTATTGCAAGGATACGAAAAACCCGCCCAGTGAATGATCTGAGCGGGTTTTTTTGGGTTTTCGCTGGCGGGAGGGATCGGTACGGATTGGATCAGCCAGCCAACTTAGTAAATGCTATCAGGGTTAACGTGTGGTTAAAACAACTTAGGTTGTAATTATAGCCGTGCGATTTTTGGCGCGCAGTTCGAGCGCCTTCAATCTCTCGGCAAAGAATATGATCTTATTCAGATCGTAAAGGCGGCTGGCTGCGTCTTTCTCGCCAAAACGATAGCAAGCCTTAAAGATGTTGCCGAGCGCAAAGGACATGCCTTTGTGCTCAATAAGGTCGTTTAGCTCGCTCGCGCCATCGGGCAGCTCATAATAGCTAGTTGAACCGCCGTCGGATTTGATTGGCGTCATACACCCTCCCTCACCTTACGCTTTGGCTCTTCGAAGCTCTCTGTCAGAGGCCCGCCAGCAAGCAATCCGCGCAACGCTGACAGCTTATCTTCCACAAGCGGTCGGAAGCGTCGCGCTGCAAAAGGCGGGTTTTCATAACCAAACTGCGGGCAAGTACCGCGATCGACACCCTTGAGACGAACGCCGATATAAGAGCCATGAATATAATGCTCAAAAGGTCCGATCCACTCGATCTCGTAAATCTCGCCTTCCTTCACCTCGAGGTATTGCTCAAAGCCAACGACTGAATCGATGCAGACCACTTTTTGCCCAACATGGAATTGGTTCATGCTGTCTCTCCTTCAATAATGGCTTCGGCAATAATGCCTCCTGCAATTCTATGTATATCCGACCACGCATCCTCATCGTCGAATACGCAGATCGCTATCGCAGCACATCGCTGCCTTTCTGCAAGGACGGCTGCTGCAATTCTCTCCTCGATGTGACGCTCAAGTTTAATTGCTGCAATATTTTCGCCCATCACGCCGCTGCCCTATTCTCAATGCTTCGGTACTCAACTGCCACATCGTGCTGCATCGCTCGATCGATGCCCATCTTCATTCCGCCGCTGATACCACGATCAGTGTAAACAACGCATTTCGTCGCCACGCTATACCAGGCAAGGCCTGCCTCTATCCCCAAGGACCGTTCATCGGGCTGCATATCGTCCAGCACTTGTGTGTGTAGCAAATGGCTAGCAATCGGTGCCTCGCCTCGCCGCAGGCTGTCTAAGAGGCACGCTCGTGCATATGCTATGTTGCCGTCCACGTCGCCGCTGTAAGGTGTTTCGATGATGATGAGGTCGGCAGGCTGCTCGACGGGCGGCCGAGTGTTTATGAAATATGTGTCTATCCAGATACCGTCGTCGCCTTTAGTGCCGAGTACGATTCCGTCAGCCCGCAGCGTAACGCGCGTGACAGGGCCTTCGTCGGGGCGCCCTTCAACAGCCGCTCGCGCGGCTTTGTCTTCAGCTTCTTCAAGCATGTTCTCTCCTCGTGTTGTGGTGAAACGCCGCTTGTTGGGCGGCGTGGTTGGTTAGTAGCCAAGGCCAGACATTATGAAGTGTTCAAATGCGGCTTCGTATTCCTCAGCCTCTTGCGTGCCGATGGCATACGGATTGTTGGCGATGAATTCAGACGGCAATCCCGAAATCGCCGCCTTTCCAAGCTGCCCCTCCGCTTCGCACCGTGCTGAATCCCAAATATCATCAGTATTCAAGCAACCCTCCTCTCGCTTGCCGCATTATCATTAGCCGCCGCATACTTCCCAGCGACCATTTCAGGCCGGAGAATATCGCGACCGACTTCACCGAACTGCTTGCTATAGGTTATTCGCTTTGCTGATCGGCCTGACAGCCACCCGCCGCCAGCTGCATAAGCGTCTGGTGCCGCGAGCGTTTCATGCTGCTCGACATACATCAGCGTGCCTTTTCTGGCATCGTCGCTGTGTCTGTGTCCTAGATGCACGTAGGCGTGAAGCGAGCGGCCAAACATTCCACGGAACATGCCAGCAATTGTGCCTTCGATATTCGTGACACCGCGCTTATGCCCGTGGTGATAGGCAAGCATCGTGCTGCCCCACTCGAAAGCGTAATAGAGCGAAGGTGAATTATCGACGGTGATGCGAGGCTCGTCTTCATACATTACGGCCAGCATTTCACGCAGCCATGCAGATGAGGCTGGGTCGTGGTTGCCCGACGCCATTACTACATGAACCCGCTCATGCTTCTGCAACAGCATATCAATTATGCGGCGGATCGTGCGGATCACAATGCGAATGACTTTCTGCAGGCGGCTATCCGCGTCCAGAACATGCTTGTGGGCAGGCGTGACACTTTCAAGTGCATCGTGATGCATCAGGTCGCCGAGCTGTGCCAGAATGGCCGTGTGAGCGTCAGGCGCTTGCGCTACAGCCGCAGAGAACCAATCAAGCAATAGCTGCTCGGCAATCCGCAGATCGTAATCGCTGCCAGTTTCCTCGCGCCAAGACATCATTCCAAAATGGTTGTCTGTGATTGTGAACTGATTAAGCAAATCCTCGCGACAGCCCTTCGGAGCAGGCATGATAGATACGCGCGGCAGGTCTTCTTTGAGCGCTTCGACCATGGCCGTGATTGCAGCCCGCTGCTGGTCGGCGTCCGCACGCTCCATGATGTGTTGCGTGACGATGCGGCCTTCGCTGTTAACGAGCGTCGTCTTGCCTTTAACGGCCAAACCGGCAGTCGCTTCATAAACAGGGCCAGCCTCTTTAGTCTGGCGCATGTAGGTGCCGTTAGGTGTCTCGGTCAGGCTTTTGATTGCATAACCGGGCAGCGTTTCCTTCGGGCCCATCAACCCGAGCTCAGCAGCGCGCTTAATACTGTCGTGGAATGCAGACTTCTTGACGCCACAAGCCGCAGCGGCCTTCGTTATCGTGCCGTGCTGCTGATAAGCAGCAACACGGCGGGTTAGTTCTTGGTTTGAAAGGCGCGTGTTCGCCCGCTGTCTGTCATTGGACATACAGTCTCCTCGTGTTGGTTGGTTTGCGGGTTGGTGGCCCGCAGTTTGTCATTGTGGTGGAAGTGAAAGAGGCGTCAAGTGTGACGGCGAGAATGATGCGAACGTAGTATTCTCGCCTTTAACCTATTGCCAACTCACAAGCTGTGGCTAACGGGCTTCAAATACATTCTTATAGATTGTACGCACCCCCGCTTGGTGTCATATCACTTATATACAACTAAAGCGGGCTATTTGAATGAACGTGATTGTTGGGCCCGTAGTGCCCTTACCAAAAGAAAAGCGTACAGTTTTCACCCGCAATGGTAAAGGTGATTTGGGCGTTGTATCTCCAGAAGCAGCTGAGGCAGCAGGAATACCTGCTGGAGTTATTAAACTTTTAAATGGAGTTGAGGGCAGAAACGGTGGATTTGGTTTGGCCCACATAGAAAGCAAGCAAAGGGTTGAACATTTTAAGAAGTTAGGTTTTGATGAAATTATTGATTTCGTTAGATTTGTAGCGGAAGAATACGACGAATTCGGCGTGCAAGATGACGGTAAGGTTGTATTCCAACGGCATAGAGACCAACTTATTCACCAAGTAATCTGTCTCTGGGATGAAGATCTAAAAATCTGGAGCGTGACTACAGCAATCGCCAAGCGAGCTGAACGAAACCTAAAAATATGTTGGAAAAGATAATTTAGTGAGGGCTGACAAGAGCGAACCTTGTCTAAGAGCTTGGTAACTCGTCCCGATTTGCGACCGTTTCAACGCTCATGTTCTTTCGAACACACCAAGAGCAGAAGGATCCAAACGCACACGGAGCCGCTCAACTGATTATGTAAGTAATGCTGTATGACGGGCCCGTCAAGTTAGTTTGTACATTTAAATGCCAACAGAACGTACATTCTTGTTCATTTCGTACACGTATCCTCTCACCCCCTGGCCCTAGTCGTCTTCTGCTCAAACACACGATCCATGCGCTCGGTGAGTCCATCAATGCGGTTTGCAACGCTTTCGATTGCGCGCATGATCTGCGACGTCTGTTCCTGCATCCCGGCCTTTGTCGCGAAGGTTTCGGCCGCGCGCAGTTTATAATCTGACAGCTCCTGCCGCGTTAGTGCGGCGAGCGCTGTGGCTGCGTCAGCTTTGGCGGCTGTTTCGTTTCTCGCGGCGTTTATCTTGCTGTCGACGTACTTCCAAAGGCCAAAGAAAAAGCCAAACAGCATCACGATGAAGCCGACAACGCCCATGATTTCAGGCCCGGTCATGCTTCGTTTCTCTCTAGATTAAACATAGTTAATGTGCCCCTTTGTGTTCGCTTAAGGTCTTTGCTGATATGATTGCGGCATGAGACAGGTGTCGAACAGTTTGATTGGCGAAATCTTCGGTGCGGTTCTGCGGGTTTTATGCATCGCGGTGCCGGTGGTTGTTGCATTGGCAGCTATAGTCTTCATTGTGAAGTACGAAGAAAGACGGGCGTTCGTGCCGAAAGAGCAAACCCCAGGAGTGACTGAGCCTTTGGGCAACTGAACTCAAGGCCGTACCCCGCACAGCTTTTCCATTTTCTCATTCTCGGCCAGAATCTGGCGTTTGGTTTCTGACGTGTCGTCATGGCTGGCATATATCGCCCGCGCCACGTCGCAATAGTTACCGCTTGTCGCGCATCCACTTAGCAAGCCGAGCGTCAACAGCGCTGTCATCAAGACGGCTGACTTCATTTTCTATCTTCCTTGCTTTGGTTGCGGATTGTGCGTCGCGCGCGGTCTGGACTGATTTGCTGTCAGACCGTCCTTTGAGATAAGCGCTGACAAGGACAGCAAGCGCCGCAGCGATTGCCACGGCGTAGCCTGTCATGCGTGCCTTTATGATTGCAAGCCACGTCACGCCGCCACCCTCTTCAGTTCGAGCCTTCCCGTATGCCACAGCCAGAAGCCGCCACCGATGGCGACGAGCACAAGCGCAACGGTTAGGAATGCCCACGGGTTCGACACGGCGCTGATAAGGCCGGTCAAAAACGTACCGCCACCTGCTGCGACAATGGTCTGCACCGTCTTATCTTTGAGCAACGGCACGTCGTCAGGATTGGCGTCATCAGGAGCAGCGGCTTTCATTTCCCGCGCAGCAATCAGACTGTCGAGGAAGTTGCGGTAATAGCCGGCGATCAGCGTGGCCTTGTCGGTGCCGTTGACGATGACACGCGCACCTTCCGGATCTGCTTTGCTTTTACCGAAAAAGTCACTCAGCTTGCGGCCCGTGAACTTGCCCAACACCATGCCTTCAAAGAGGATGCGGATTGCCGTGGCTAACTCCAGCGCCTTCTCTGGTGCATCGGCAATGCCGAACTTTTTGTAATTGTCTTCGCCAGTGATCTGAGGCAGGCCGCGTCCGCGATAAGTCCAGCCGTCGTTAACGCTGTCGTTACCCATGCGACCGCCGTAGACCTTATTCGCAAGGGCCTGCGGATTCTTCACAAACGGCTGGGCTGCCGCGATCGACGAAAAACGCTTCGGCCATGTCTTTCGAATTTGCGCCGCACTGGTGTAACTCAGATTTTCGACAACAGGCTGCATCTTGCCGCCTGTCTCATGAAAGACCGTTGCAAGAATATAAGCAATCTGCTCGTCGGGTAGATTGCGGCGCTCGGCTTCGGCCAAGATAGCCGATGTGCCATCAACCTGAGCCTGGCTCAAACGGCCGCCAAAAGGCGCGCGCCTCGCATACGCGAAGAACGTTGTTTTGTTCATTTGTTGTCCTTGGAATTGTATATGCGGATGGCACGCAGTTTTGGTACGGCCCTCGGCAGGAAATGCACCTAACTGTACGGTGTCGTACATTGATTAGGCGTGGATTTATGAGATGATGAGGTGGCGCAAAGACGGTCTGCCAAATACTGCTGAGCGCAAAGCTCCGACTTGATCCCTCTCGTCGGGGCTTTTTTATTGCTCGGCCATCAACTTCTGGGTGTGGTTTCGTTCGCTGCACGACTTGTGCACTTCAACTGCAAACTGTAGCATCGTCTTTTGTATCAGGAGGGGATCATGGACTGGATCAGCGTTATCAATATGGCCTTGGCAATATCGATGGCAGGGTTCGGCCTACTATGTCTCGTGATTTTGTGGGTACAGCGAGATTGAAACTATCACCTCTCTGTACGCTACCGTTCATTGCATTGCAGAACTTTTATGAGAAGATGCTAATGCATAAGGACGTCACCGCAGACAGGTCGTATGCAGAGCCTCAGCTCGGTAGTGATACCCACGAGCTGGGGCTTTTTACTTTTCAACTCTTGACGTTGAGAGAATGAACGCTAATTTTCCATCTGTTCACAGCATCACAGCCCCCGCTTGAATGCAAAGTGAGTAACCCCAGTTGGTTCCCTCCGGCTGGGGTTTTTAGTATCGAACGCTTGACGCTGAGATGTGCGACACTAGATCTTTGTTATTCACCGGATCGAAGCATTGCTCGAGTTGCACCAGTGAGTAACCCCGGTTCATGGCTGCCCGCCTGCCGGGGTTAGCCCCAGAGATTTCAAGCGCCTCTGGGGCTTTTCTTTTTGTATAGCGTTGCTAATTTAGAGGCTGCGTTCAACGGGTCCTGATAATTGCTTTTGAACGCAACCCCGGCATGGTTGTGCGATCCTGCCGGGGTTTTCTTTTCAGATAAGTTTGCTAATCTTTTCACGCACACCGTTTTTTTGCGTTTGAATGGTGCGGCACCCCGGTGCATCGAGTGGAAGCGCCGGGGTTTTTCGTTTCGATGTTAAAGAATTAGTGATGCGATGCGCGCTGGCAAAGCGACAGCAGCTGACTTACCTTATAATTGGTACGCAGTGAAAACCCCTCCAGGTCCATCAAAGTGTACTACCCCGACCGAACTCAACACCGGTCGGGGTTTTCTTTTCCGCGTTATTTGTTATTGAGATTTTGCGCTGAGATTGTCCGCAAGCTGTCTTGGTGCAGCCCCGGCTCGTGCTTCCTTCATTCAACACGCCGGGGCTTTTCTTTTGGCATTATTATGAGATTATGAAGCCGCACCAAAGGCCGCCCGTCATAGTTGCCGGAGGTGCAGCCCCGGATTTGACCTACCGTCGTTCGGGGTTTTCTTTTTGTGGTAGCCTTGTTATTCTGTTCGAGCGTTGGTGAATATCAGACCTTCAGCGCACTAAGCCCCGGTATGGTCGCAATACGTGCCGGGGTTTTCTTTGTTTTGGTGCCAGTGTAAATTCTACTGGCGCAGGTCAATATAGAGACGTGACTATCGAACTGCGTAGCCCCGGCAGATGGGGGTCTGTTGGGGCTTTTATTCCGCCGGAAGTTCAGCTGAGATCGGCTCAAGCAGTAGTTATAAATTCCGGCCATTCGAAAGTGGGAAGTTCTGCCAAGAAATCTTCGACGCTTGGCTGATCACGTTCCGCCTTTTGCACCTTGTCCAATTCGGCCAGTGCATAGACCCAGACAGCATCACGCCACCCGACGAAGGCTTGGGCTTCCGCGGCCCACTGTTCAATTGTCGAGTTCACGTAGCTCGCCAAGGTCGCGCCGCTGTCGTACTGGCGTTCACTGGCCTTGGCGTCGATCATCGACTGAATTTCGAGGCGGTAAATGTCAACCGGGTTAAGGCCAGGGTGTTTAGTGACAGGTTCCCCATCTTCAACAGGAACCGTCTTCATCGGCGGCTCAATACCGAATGCTTGATAATGCATCGGCAGACCTTTTTTTCCTAAACCTGACAAATCTGGAATTTGTTGGGTTACCGACATTATGCATCCTCCTTGTCAAATTCTGGAATGAACCGGCCTTCGCTGTCGGTATTCGGATCAAGATCAGATCGCACAAAGGCATCATTACGACGCCCAGTCACCATCCAAGCAATCGTTGCAGTGCTGTGCTCATCTTCACAGACGATAGTGAACTTGCCGCTTTCGGCTGGCGCTTCCACCCAAACTCGGTCAGGTCCATATTGGTTTTGAAGTGAAGTAACCATCACGTCAGAATTCAGCGCTGCAAATGTACCGTCGGTCATGCCAAACGCCGCGTCGATATCGATGATCATCCGACCATCAACAAGATCGACCATACCGCGATAGATGTTGACGTATTCCGTGCTTTCAACAAAGCCGTGACGCAGGTTCTTATTGAAGGGGTCAAGAGGATGATCGATTAAAAAGGTTCCACCAGCTTTTGAAAGAGTACCGACAATGTTGAAATTACCAGCTTGCGTGAGCGTCGCTCTTACACCGGAAAACGTATGGGCGAATTTCAATCCATTGTCTGCAACACCACCCCCGTGATCAAAAAAGATATAAAAGCCATAGTTGGCAGTATTTCCATTGAATAATCTTATTGTTGTTCCTGAAGTCTCATTGACTTTCATGGTAATACTACCAGAAAGCTGACCTCCAGATTTGCTGTACTTATCATCCAAAGCGGTCTGTGTGGCTGTACTTACTGGCTTGTTGGCATCTGAAGTATTATTGACGTTTCCCAAGCCTACCGTAGCAGCGTTGAGCGTTTGTAAAGTGCCATCAGCCCGGACATACTGTGCACTTGTCCCATTGGCTAAAGCTAACAATGCGCGGCCAAGTGTTCCGAGATCTATCTGTTGAGCATTGCCGCTGCCGTCAGTAGCGAGAGCTTTGTTTGCAGCCAGCGTTAAAGCGGCGATTTGACCAAGGCTTCCAGTAGGGTCTTGGATGCCGAAGCCTGATGTTGGCTTCAGCTCATACTGCCCAGCTGCATTGCCAACTGGTGTTTTGCCATCCTCGACGCCAAGTTCAGCAAGATTTGCCAGGACGCCGTTACCGAGAAGTTCGATAAGGTTTGTAGACTTCCCTGCAAATCTCGCACCATCTGGCAAAAAGCGCATGCGGTACGCGAATGTTCCGCTCTGTCCCGGCCAAGGCTCAACGAACTGACCCGCTACATTGCTGTCGATGGGATTGCCGAATTCGCTTGTTCCTTTGATGATCGCTGTGAAGCCCTGCAATTGCACAGTATCACCCTCGCGAAATCCCATCGTTCGCCAAAGCGTATTGGTGCCGGTAAAATTGACGTCACCTTGTGTGACGGTAATCGTTCCGGACACGTAATCAGGTAAAACGGCCATAGATTTGCCTCCCCATGCAAAAGCACGGTCTGGTTAGTCAGATTGTTTGATTGAGACGTTCAGCGTTTCCAGACGAGCGATTTCAGATTTCCTGAACCGCTCAAGTTCGTTCCGCTCTGGTTGTTGGTCTTTCTGACCTGATAGGTATTGTTTCCACGAACAGCACTGCTATCAATAGCCGCCGTGTTGATGGATACAGCTGTACTCTGACCAGTGGTGAGACCATAGCTGAACTGTCGAATGACAGCCCCTGTAGTGGTATTGATCAACCAGATCGTAGTTGTTGACTGTGTCGAACCACCGATAATGCTCAACGATGCATTGATGAACCAATCCAGCAAAATCGTGTTGCCTTGCGGGCTATTGATCACGAATGAGCTTAGGGTAACGTCATTGGCTGACGTGTTGATATTATACGACGTGTCAGTCGTCGCCGTCACAGCGTTGAAGTCTAGATTGCTTGTTCCGACAATCAGATTGTTGATCACGGCATTCTGAATTTGCGCCCACTCGATCGAGACATTAACGATCTTCGCCCAGTCCATGACGAAGCCTTCGCCATACATGACGTTGTTCTGAATGACGAAGGGGTGAAAGAACTCCGCGCCGTTGGTGAAAACAATCTGTGCAGCCATCAGCGCTATGCGAGCTTGTGTACTGTTCACGTCCAGAAAAAGCCCTGCGCTCTTCCAGTCGCCAACTGTCCCGCCTTCGACTTGCATTCCGATACGAGAATTCCAGCCAGACGGCGCAACCGAGCTTGCCATTCTGAATGTCGCATTTGCGCTGACATTGTTCACAACAGTCGTGAGGCTGGTGATTGCCGTTGCTTGAGCTTCAACCTCATCTTCAACACCATCAACTCTGGCCTGAAGAAGTTGAACGATGCTAGCGCCGGTATTATCCCAGAGCTGCGCATTGATGCGTATAAGCTGCTGACCTATTGCACTGTTTGGACCAGTTGCGACGAGGATGTCTTCTTGCCAGCTCGCCTGCGCACCGTTGAACGTGCTGGTAAGCTGACGGCTTAAGCGCTGGATATCTGCATAGTTCGCATTGTGGTTGTCAGATGTCGTTGTTGCGAGTTCTTCCGCCTGACGGATGATTTCGCGCATCTGCGGACCAATCCAGCCGAGATAGCCTTTCAGGTCATCCGCCAGCCCATCATAATCGATGGGATTACCGTTATTCGCATTAAGTGTACGAAATGGTGTTGCCGCAGACCAAGCCACAGAGCGCCCGTTGTCAACACGAAGTCGGGTTCGAACAAACCAGTCCGTGAGCGATGTCAGCCCTTCAACAATCGGCACATTGATAACATCCCAGGTCACAAACTTCCTGAAGACCTGAGAGGGATCATTGGCAGGCCAATATTCAATATCGACGCCAACCACTGAAATATCATCAATCGGATCCCAGAGAAGACGTGCGCCCGGAAGCTCCCCGCCTCCATCCGCCTTAACGATAATCGGCAGAACATCGAAATTTTGGACCTCAGCAAGATAGTGAGGCGGAGGAACAACCACGATATTCGGAGGGTTGGTTTCATACGCTGTCGGATCGAAAACGCCGTTGCTGATCTGCTGCAACGCAATTGAGATATCACGCGCACCATCGGTATTAATGCCGCCGAGCTGGCGCGTGAGAACCTGAAACGTCCTGTCGCCATACTTCGCGCTGTTCCAACGAAGCCACCGCCCTTCCTTGATCATATCAAGAAACTTCGGATGAACGGTAATCTCGGCAGACGCCTGATAGCGAGCGCCCCGAATGGCAATATCTGCGAGACGGTCAACCTGCTTAGGATCGGTGACAGCACCATACGGGATAGCACTGGCAAGCGTTTCGCGGTCTTCTGCTAAAGCGCCTGTGTCGATGCGAGTTGCGGCGTCTTTCGTTTCATAGAAATCCTCTGCTGAGATATAAGATGCAGCGACCGTATTGATCAGTTCAGTCCGCTTTCTCTTTACGCTCATGCGGAGCGGTGCGCCTTTCTTGACATCATTGTCTGTAATGGTCGCCACGATAGCTTGTGGCGCGCCAGCAATCGGGAACTCACCATCCACACGCTCTACCCAAGAACCGCACATCGCTTCCAGAATTGGCGTGAGGTTCGCATCGTGGTTGGCACCGGGACCGTCTTTTGCGATTGCGTTTGACCGATAGCGTTTCGTGTTGTCGGACATCACTTCGTCGCAGATGTTCGCAGCTTGCGTATATTCTGCCAAAGGTAGTCGGCTTGCGCGAACGGCTTTGCCAACCATGCGCTGAGAACCATTGAAGAAGCCGCGTTCTAGGTTGTAAATTTGAACCGCGGGATTATCGCTGTATTCCCAAGTGTTCTGATTATCCCAGCGGTGAGGACCAGAACCGCCCATCGTGCTGTCTTTCCGCCAATCATAAAGAGGAGCGCCGACGACTTCGAACAGCAACTTTGCCGGAGAAGTGAGGCCATCGCCGTTCTTGCGCAGTTCGGAGAAAACAATCGCATAAGCAACGCCTGCGCCACGGTGGTTAGCGGTCCAACGGCCAGCGGGACGCGCACGATTAATCAGTGTCGCATCGGCCTGCTGATCCATAGTGCCGTAGTAAAATTTGACGCGCAAGTTGTCATGGTCATCGCCACTCGTGCCTTCGTTCGGAACCAGCCAATAACCATCAGCATCTTGTTCTGCCAGCACGCGCCATGCGCCGTTGTATCGAACACGCGGAACGGCTGTGATGCGAAAGCTCGCAAGAGCAAAAACGTCCTGGATAAGCCGGCCACCAGAGCCATAACTATTCCGGTAGATATGATGCCCTTCAATGCCGCATGTACCGAGAATGACTGAGCGCGGAATGTTCGCGCCATATTGAGTTTCCAGCTCGGATGCACGGCTTTGTGTCTTTGGCGGGAAAAGGGCGTTGACCGCATATTTCAGCGCAATGCCGAAAGCTGTTTGTGCGATACCAGCAAGAATTGGACTAGCCGCAGCCCAAGCTGCCACGCTCGAGACAATTCCGCCGATCCAAGCAGCGACAGGCGCAAGAAATGGCATGAGATAAACCTTGCAAATGAATGCAACAAAGCTGGCCCGCAACTAGTGCGAGCCTTGGTCATTGCAAATTGTCGGTGCTGTTATTCGCCTACGGCGTAGGCTTGCTCGATTTCCGTAACCGGAAAAAATGTCAGCCCGTGAGGCTGTTTGACTGCAAAGCCAGAGCTGCAAATGAAACCGGCAACATACTCACCGTTCATTTTCATGACGCCAACGTCGCCACGGCGCGCCGAGAGGCGATTGACAGGCTCAAGGCCAAGATAGGTCTCGAACACATCTTTGACGTTCTCGCAGCCGTTCTGGCGCATCTTACGCGCAGCACCTGCCTCAGTCTGATACTTCCCGCGAAACTTCGAGAGTGGATCAATCCCAGTAACCGCCTTGATCGCATCGGCCGCAGACATCAGGCAGTCAGATGTTCCCCATTCTGGCAAAATGTTTACATGCTGAGAGGCAAGATCTTCAACCGCCCGGTCCCAACCAGGCACCCTAGCCAAATTTGATTTTGAAGAATTCATTTTTGATCCTTGCTGCATATTCGAAGAACATGTCGCCCGGTGCAACGAGTTGCTGATCCTCATGCGATGCATATCGATACCCTTCACGGAAGTTATCGACTGCGCCGGTTTCAATATGCCCCTCCAGCCAGACTTCGTCGCCTTCCTCGCGATGATCAATGACATCCACATAGCCGTAGAAGGTCGCCTCAGCGTGAAGAAAGGCATTGTTGTCCGGGTCAAAGTAGAAGTCGTAAAATGTGACAGGACGGTTTTTGTAATCTTCCTGTTCGATCAAACCGAGCTTGTCCGGTGTTAGGCCAAAGTCAGCCTTTGCGGGCAGCTTCATTGTGATCGGCTGTGCCGCTGTTCCAAGCGCATAGACAGGTTCGTCAATATCAATCAGCGTATTACCGTGATAGGTCAAACCGCCATAATCGATACTGCCCTTGCCCGCGAAGAAGCCATATGTGCCAGTGCCAAACTCGAATTTGACGGCAGAAGCGATCTTGCCTCTGCCCTCGTTTAGAAGCTGCTGAAGACGTGCTGGAAAGGCCATGAAGCCTCCGAATAGGGTTGTAATTTCTCAATCGTAGTAAGATTAAAGGGGGGTGGCAGAAAATCGGAGATGACCCACATGCGCTCACTATTGGTGGCTATGATTACTTTCATTCCTATGGCTGCGATGGCAGAGGTCTATAATAATGTCGTACCAAGTAATAGTATGTATCCGACTTTGATAATGGGCGACCTTATTGGATCCAGCACTTACCTTGAGGATGAATCTGTCAAGCGGGGCGATATTATCATCAGCACGAAAAATACGAATGATACACGCACTATCTTTGTACATCGGGTTATTGGCCTGCCCGGTGAGAAAATTCAGATAAAGAAAGGTGTTGTTTACATCGACGATCAACCTCTTAAGTTGGTGAAGATTGACAACCTTCCCGATATCAACTGCCCGGTTGACGTGTTTGGTACGGAACAAAGTTGCACTTTCTTTCGTGAGTTCGCGCCAAATAATTCCGAAAGCCATATCGTTGTAAGCCAGAATGATGACTCACTTGGCGATAACACAGAGGTCTTTCATGTCCCGGGGAACCACTATTTTATGATGGGCGATAACAGAGATAATTCAGACGATAGCCGCTTCACGTCAGGACCGTTACCGAAGGATAAAATCCTCGGAAAAGTACGTATGATTTATCACAGTGAAACACCGGGCGACAAAAATGAACGCTTCAAAGGTTTCCCGCGGCTGAAATAGGCTCAACTTCAGTCAGGATCGCCATTCTTTTTGTTATCGGCTTATATGGCAGCCTAACAAAAAGGGAGGCTTGATATGAAGGAATATCCGAAAGATACGCCACACGAACTGCGAGTTCGGCTCTCAATCGGCTCGGAGTATTACACCACCTCTATGATAATCGCCCTGCTAATTGAGAAGGGTATTTTTGGCTCAGCCGATGTGCAGAAGATAATAGACAAAGCTCCTGCAGAAGTTTCAGAGTTAGTAGCTCTTCGGCTGAAGCCATTTCAGAAGTGAAACAACGTTCTGGCTGATCTGGTCAAAAAAACCATAAACTGGCGGATTGATGTCCGCCTTTTTGTTCTTTTCCATTGTTTTCTCCAATCTTGGAAGTTTTAATCATCTTGCAGGGCATTACCCGGGAGGAAAGTATGAGTGACAAGATTAAAGCCGAGCACCTCTATCTGAGGTTTGCTCTGTCGGAGGCCCTGAGGGTGATCAACAAAGAACGAGGAGCTGAATATGTCGATCAAATGATCGAAGCGATCTTCCGAGCCAACAATGTACAAGAGATTATGTTGAGCGCTTTCGACAAGATGCCGCCAAACGATATCGACTTCAATGGCCGCGCTGCGGTGCTTAGAGCACTGGGAGCAGCAAAAGAATATCCTGAGCCTCTTGTCTAACGGACCCACCACATTCGTGCGATAACTTCACCCTCCCGTATTCTCTGGACTTCAGTTTGACGCTGAGTGTTTTCAGCATGGTAATCATCAGTGTCCGAGCAAGCGATGTAAATTTCGTCACTGTCAAGAACAGTCACTCCGTCCTTCATCCACGTCCGAGTTGCTTCGTGCAACGGCTCTGTCATTTCGGAACCTCCACTAGTTGGAAGGTTGCCTCGGGGAATTTACCCTCCGCAATGCTCCAACTGCCCGGCATTAGACGCATGTTCATGATCGGATTTTTCAATCGCACCACTGAACCTGTCGTGATGTAGGAAGGCAGAAAGGGCTCGATCCGAACCTGCAAGTTTGTTGTGACTGCTGTCGCATCGGCAGCGACTCGAACGATCAGGTTATAATCGCCATTCGACAACCCTATCAGATCACCCGCTTTCAGCTTTAATCCGACAACGATAGTTCCGAGGGTAATTGTATTGCCGTTGATGGCTGTGAGTGTCGGATTGCCAATGATTGCTGGATTATTTGGATCGCCCCAATAAGCCTGCGGAATGCAAACGTGCTTGGGCGTGTAATGCACTGTCACCTGTCCACCCCGGCAGCGATCAATAAATGCCTCAAGCCGATTTCGGTCAGCATTGGACATCTTGATGACCTTTGCAGTCCACGTCCAAAAGGGATCACCATTCTCGATAAATGCTATCGCCCGCTCGCCATATTTTGACATGGAAACCGAACGATTGAGTACAGGGAATGTCACTTCATATCGAAGACCAGATGGGAGAAGTTCAGCCATTACTTTGCCATTCCTCTCGAACTAACCTGACGAAGATCCCTTGCCGTTCTCACGGTGCTTCCCTTTTCGTATGTCACAAGACCTTGCTTGACTGATCTCTGTGAAATACGCTCAACCTCGGCTTGCCAATTTCCGTCGCGATCCATGAAAACACGCACGTCAGCAATTCCGCCCGCCTGCGCTTGATGGAATGCAGAAGAGGACCGGAGAATGGACATTGAGGGCGCACGTAGTGTCGCCATCCCTCCGGTTGCAAGTGCCAAAGACTGCCCTTTGTTGATACGTTCAAGCAATGATCTGTTCTGCTTGGTCGCTTTGGCGTTAACAACAAACTCACCGTCAGATAGACGCGCTGGAATACTGTCTGTACGAGGTCCACCGGGGCCACGGATCAAGCCGCCTGTCGCCGCTTTGACGCCACCGCCGTCAGCAAAGCCGATAGATTTCATAATGCCAGTGAGCCATCCACCAGACGACGAGGCTCCGTTGAATAGTTTGTCGAATGCGCTATTCAGGATCATTTCTGCAAGTTTACTGAGAATGCCTTTAAGTGCATCCTGAAGGCTGTTAGCTCCGGTGATTGCGCCCACGAAACCGGACTTTATCGTATCGGCAAACTCAGCAGCCGCATGTTCAGCCCTATCCTGCGCCTCTTGTATCTTGCGCAGTTCGTCAGCCTGACGCGCATACGCCTCAGAAACTGCATCGATCTTTGTGACCTGATCAGACGAAAGCTTGATGCTCGAAAGGTCAGTTTGCCCCTTCTTTATCGCTTCATCTCTGAGTTTAGCTAGTGCTGCCTGCTCCAATTCAAGGGATATACGCCGCTTTTCCTGCTCTTGGTAAGACAATCCAGCCATCTGTGCTTCGGCCTGAAGCGCGGACGTCCTATCTTTTACAGCTTGAATATCGGAATCAATCTTTTGATCCGTGGACTTTTGGACCGCCTTCTCTTTCTTCGGCTTTTTGCCTTCAGCTGTGCGGCTTTCCTGTGCTGCAATATTGGCTTTCGCGATGCGGTTAATCGCATCTTCTTCAAGAGCAATTCCGTCTCTAGTTGCTGCGTCGCGAACTTTCTGCCGCTCCATTTCGAGCGTGTGTTCTTTCTTGCTAAGAGCAGCTAGGCGGAGCTGGTCGCGTTCATACTCATTCGCAGCTTCGCGCTGCATGATGTATGGATCCTTGGCTGAACGCGTTGAGCGATCTTCGATGACCGCACGAGCGCCAGACACAGCAGCTAGGTCAGCTGCAGCGCCACGCGCAGCGCTAGAAACCATAGCCAAACGATCAAGGATCGGGCCAATTGCGTCCGCAACTTCCTGAAAGTTGTAGTCAGCGTTCGCCATAGCGAACAACGATTGTTTGGCATCTTCTGCCGAAACAGTGCCTTCGTTTACTCCATCACGAAGACGAGCCAATTCACCATACTGCTCTGGAGTGATGAGGCTCATCGACGACACTTGAGCAAAAGAGGCCAACATGTTGACCGCAGCTTCTGTTGCGTCTTCAAGTTCCTTCTTGGCGGCCTCAACTTCTTTCGTCAGCGAGTTTTCTGCATAAGCATTGTTACTATTGGCCGCCGCTTCTACAGCCTGACCCGAAGCCTTAGCAGCCTCTTCAACCTTCTTTAGCCGCTCAGCAAATAGCGTGGCTCCCTGGCTCGATTCGCCGACTGTTGAATTGTAGAGAATAAGCGACGAAACAACCGCGCCACCAATGACCATGCCTACAGGTCCAGCAGCGGCACCAAGGCCACCGAAGGCTGTAGCCAAACCGCCCATTGTGCTTGCAGCAGCTAAAGCTTGCCTGAACTGGCCAAGAGCCACGCCAGCGGTCCCGAGCGTACGGATCATGCCAAGGAGCGATCTACCAACCAAAGCACCCGCAATTACCGCGGCAACCTGCAAAGCGCCATCTGCGATCTTGTCGAAGTTGTCAGCAATCATGACCAGTGCTTCGGAAATCTTCGCAGATACGCCAGCTGCGCTGTCAGCATTGCCAACGTACTGGAGAAGAGCATTATTCAGAAGTGTAAAGCCGTCGCCGATCGTGGCAGGCATGTCGGCGGCTTCCTTACGAAGCGTTTCCATCTGACTCGAGAGGCCGCGAACAATGTCGTTACCAGTGATCTTGCCCTGCGAGCCAAGCTTGCGCAGGCCGCCAACTGTCGTATCAAGTCCAGCTGCCAACGCTTCCGCAACGCGGCCACCGGATTCAATCACGGTATTGAGGTTATCGCCCTGCAACTTACCAGTCGCCATAGCTTTAGCGAGCGCATCAATAACTCGTGCAGCTCGATCGCCCTTGGCTCCTGACACCACGAGAGCGTTGTTTAAAGCCTCGGTGTAGTTCAGAGATTCATCAGTATTGTAGCCGAGCTCACGAAGGGCTGTGGCATTAGAGAGATAGCTTTCAGCAGTCTGTGAAAGATCCGAATAGGTACGGCGAGCCATCTCACCGAGACGCCCCATCACCTCCGTGCCCTTATCGATCGATCCTGCGGCAAGGTTGACGCGGGACGTCATATCCGTCCACGTATCAGTCATCTTGCGAAGCTGATCGACACCCAGCGCGGCGCCTATTCCGGCGAGCGGTGCCGTAAGTCCACTAAATGAGCGTGTGAAAATACTATCCAGATTCTTGTTCATCTGGCGGGCGCGACGTTCAATCGCGTTAAATTGGCGATTAGAAACATCGTTGGCGCGAGCCAGGCTTTTTTCAAATGACTTGAAGTCAGCAGAAAGCTGAACAACCAGACTTTCGAGGTCGGTTCTTGCCATACTCAACGATGTCCTGATAAGAAAAAGCCCGCACGAATGCGAGCTTGGGGAGCCTGATGAAATTATTGATTGGTGCAGCCTGCATCGCGATTATAGCGTTCGTCGGCTACTATTTTTGGAATGAATATCGTGGTGCGCAGTATGTTGCCGCAGCGCGTTCAGCTAGCGCAGAGCAAGCGCTTAGGGACTACGAGGCCGATTGCGATGTTTGGGTAAAAGCCCTGAATTCTTGGAAGAAAGGCAGCCCCGACGGTCGCGCTGATAGCTTTGCCAAAGCCCGAGGCGAAGTTGACCGGTGTCTAAACTTCACAGTCGGACGGCCTTGGCATGACAAAAACATCGGCGTAAAGTATTGGTAAGGGCCAGCATCACCCAGCCTTAATCCAATCCCAAAGATCGTCTTTCTCGGTTTCTGAAAGCTTACCGGGCTCGTCTGGCGTATTCGCTTTGATGTAACCATCAAGCGCAGCCATGTATTGCCACATAGACATTTTCCCAACGTCTTGCGGCGTAAATCCTAGGACTGCACCGTTTCCGTAGATTGCGGCAAATCTGATCTTTCCATTGGGGAGACTGTCGAGTTGTTCCCCTCCTGACTTGCCGCCCCCGGCTCCCCCAATGGCTCGTCAGGCGCTCCCTGAAGGGCGGTTTGCAAAATAGCTATCGCAAATAAGAGATTCTCAGCCAAATCAGACACACGCTCTTTGACGTATCTCTGAACCAGCTTTGTGGCTTCAGGCGGCTTCAAACCGCCACCGATGAGCCCCTGCCTGATAACATCAGCAATCTCACCAGACCGGCATTGCTTGTTGTGAAGCCGCTCAAGAATAACCCAGGGGCCCGCATCGCAGGCCTCCTGAAGTGCTTCGAGTTCGCTCCACCCAAGGCGGAAGGTGTAATCATCATCCGCCCAGGTTAGTTCGATCGATGCGTCACGGCTCATTATGGTGTAGCCGGGGTAGACGTACGAACCATAACACCGTCAGACTGCAAGCTGACATTCAGCGTTGCGCGCTGGCCGTTGGTTGCGCCCGCCTCAATGCTTTCAACATGCATGAAGCCGGTCCACGTAATGGTTTTTGCAGGGAATTCCCACTCTACCTTCACTGGAATGGATTCGAGACTGTCGACCGCATCTAGCCAAACATCGACGCTTTCAGCGGCAAGTACGCCTTCACCACTGATACTCATCGAAAGGCTGGTTGCATCTCGCCCAACCCAATCGACCTTATCAGGATCGGTACAGTCAGGAACATTGACCTCTTCGAGGCCCTTGTTGATTGTAATAGACCGCTGCGTGAAGCCGCATGGGTTTTCGTATACAATTGGGTCGGCATCGTTGCCGATAAGGACGCGGAATTTGCCGCCCTTGATAGTCGTTGCTTGAGCCAATGCGGCCTCCAACAAAAAAGACCGCCTATGGCGACCTTACAACAGAATAAGTGGTGAAATCCGACTGTGCGGGCTACGGCGTCTCAATCACGGCCGTGTACTGGAGTGACGCCTGATTGACGCCGGGAGCGCGGATATAGTCGGTGCGCCAAGGGTCGAATGTGACGAGAGCGTTTACCGTAAGTGGGGGTTCCCATCGTCTAAGTGCCTTGGTGACAGCGTCGGCGATTTGCCGAACCTGTTTTTGGCTTGGAAGAGACGACCAGCAATTAATTTGAAAAGTGACGTCAACCGCATCAACGCAATCGGCACTGTCATCAGAAGATGAAGCGCTGCCGAATGAAACATACGGGTACGTTGCGGCCGGTATGTTGCCATTCGGATCTGCGGGAGGGTTGTCATAGACCTTGTCCGTGCCGATTAGCGTTGTCAGCGCGGCATTCTGCGATAACCTCGCATAGATCGCGGTTTGAAGTTCCCATACAGGGTCCATCCATCAGCCTCCTGCGGCTACTGTTTTCGCTGCTTTGGTGATGGCTCGACGAATACGGCGTTTTGTTTCTTTATCTTTGGCCCGCCACGTCACGTAGAAGAATGGCTGCTTTCCCTGACCGGGATTCTTTGTGCCTGGAAACATGCCTTTATTGGCAAATCCTACGGTGCCGAACTCAACCCAGCGCGCGTAGTAAGCTTCTTTGTTGCCTGCATAGATCGTGATCGTCCAATCAGCTGCAAGGCTAGCTTCGACTGTCGCGATCACCATGCTGCCTTTTGGAGCTTTACCCCACGTCCAGCCTATGCTTTCCCGTAGTGCTCCGTCATCTTCAGCAACACGACGTTTCATCATGTCGACGATACCGTCGGCACCTTGCTCCATAGCCCCGCGAACCATGTCGCGAGCGACTTTCGGCAAGCGCTTGAACTTCTGTTCGAGTTTAGCAAGCCCCAGAATACGAGCACCGATAGCCATCAGCCACCGCCCTGCACGACAGCGCGCATTTCGATGTACTGATTAACTTCGTCCGGGTTGGCACATGACTGGATCTCGTAAAGAACACCGGTTCGCTTGTTCCTAGCCCGCCAAGACGGCGTAACGCCCCTTGTTCGCGTTTCGCTTCTGACAACGAGCGTATACGGCTGGATGCCCTGCGTACGGGACGCAATGTCCGTTTCGGAACCTAGGCGTGGCTGTAAACGAGCAGAAGTTTCGAACTTGTCTACCCAATCTTGGCTAGTGCCACCGCCTTCGTCCCGCACCGCTTCACGCTGTTGAAAGACGACGATGTTGTTGAGCGCGCCTGCGCCCTTACGTTTCGCCATCCTTCTCACCTTTTTTCGGGGTTTTCAGACGCATAGCCTTGTTGGCGTTAACGGCAGAATTTGCGCACGGTGTTGTCACAAGGCCGGACCAGCCAGCCTTATAAGCAATCGTGACTTGCGGGAGTGGCTTCCAGTCGAAGTCTTCGGAGAAGCGGACGTGGGGCATTTTTCCCTCCTTCGCTCGACAGCAAAGAACGAGTCTGATCATATGGCGGCAAAGACTGGAGAAGCGCGGTTAGAGCAAAATTCAAACGCCAATCAGCCGCGCGCGTGTATCGATGATTGCAGAACAAAACGAAATTTTTGATGAGTTTCAGATTTCCTTGCTTGTCAGAAAGCATGGATGGTCAAATCTTGTTCTTAGCTTGCCGAACAGCACACATACTTCAGTTGTGACCGACGTATTTTCCGACATCGTCAACAATATTCTTACATGCTGCGAAGCAGTCATCGACAATCATCAACATACTCAGCCGTTTTACGATCGGCCGGGTGGATCAGTCTGGAGATTGAATCCAGATCCAATCATGAGGCATCTTGTGCGCGTCAGGATTTTTGACCTGCCGAACAAAGCAGGTGAATTTTTTGAATCCGATCTAGATGAACCAGTCGTCGATTTGCTCACAAAAAGGAAGCACTTGCTTCTGAACTTCATGATGGAGCTATTGAGAACCAAGCTTCTGTATGCCGATGCATCATTTTACAAAGACCGGCAGGCCTTTCCGCATGATCGTTTTGAGAATGTTTGGAACAAATGGGCAAAAGCCAATATTGGCTGCCCATTCTCTCTGCCGCGCTGACTATTTATTCCCGCCAAACTCGGTACGCCGAGAGCAGCGCTCGAACATGTCTCGGCAAAACTGCGTCTCCGCTGGATGCGGTGTCAGGCTCGCGATTTTCGTAAAGGTCTGCACCGACAAGCAGAATGGCCGCCGAAATAGCGGCATTAATGACGATGCCGTCAGCAAGTGACGGCGTTTGACCCGCCGCTACGACCTCGCGATCGAGGTATTCAGTGACCACATTTTCTGCGGCGACGAGATAAAGCGTCAGCTCGTCGTCTTCGTCGTCGTGAAAAACACGAAGGTGACGCTTGAATACAGTAAGATCAATCAGAGCCATCGCCACCACCTTCAGGTGGTACTTCCGGCTCCGGTTCGGGCTGAGGATTTGGGATAACGACCCCGGCGCCGATGTAGCTGGCTACCCGCCTCTTACGCGTCTTTGTCGATACTGCCATCTAATTTCGCCTTCTGCTTAGGCTTGGTGCCATTCTCTGGCGCGCCGCCGTCCGCTTCCTTAATCACGTCAGTCTTACTGCCCAGCGCGACAAGTCCCTGCGCTTCCAACTGTCGAGCTTCACCAGCTTCAACTTTGAACGGCGGGCTCTTGCGGGTTTTTAGCTCTTTGCCGAGCGCAAAAGTCTTTAGGGCTTTAACTTCTAAAAAATCAGTCATGTTCTCTCCAATCTGGAAAAGGGGAGCCGAAGCTCCCCGTCCCCCATTAAGCGCCTTCGACGTCGCCGGTTACGAACGACTCTGGACGATAGACGGCGAATGCCAGTCGCTCTTCCGCGCGGATCGTGAACATGTTCTTTTCGAAGTCGTCGACGTTCTCGCTCGACAGCAACACTTCGATATCGAGACGATCGAAGATCTGTGCAGCGAAGCTGAACGCACCAGTGAGGAATTCACCTGCAGCCATAGCCTGAGTGGAAACCACTGGCAGGTTCCAGAGAGTTGGCGTCAACGATCCCTGCGGATTGCCGATGATGTAATTCCCGCCAAGATCCTTGGTCAGCTCGATCTTTGCCCAATCGATTGGATTGAGGACAAATGCCGTTGCCGGGTATTCAGCGAGTACGACCTGAAGGATCGCAAGGCGCAGTCGGTCAATGCCGGTTTCATTCTCTGCGGCGAACGCCGGATTGAACGCGGTTGCCTGCGGAACCAGACCATGAATGTTCTGGCCAGTACCAGAGCCATTGAGTAGCTGATTTTCTTCCGCAAAGCGCAGACCGTAACGAGCACGGCCATCGATATAGGAACGAAGAGCCGGAGCATCGTCCAGGATCTGGCGCGAAGCCTTGAACAGATGAGCAATAGTGCGAACCGGCGCAGAAGTCATATCGAACGTCAGGTCCGAATATGGCTTTGCGGTCGTTTCAGCGACAGGAGCCGCATTGTTCGTGTAGCCGGTTTCCTTCACGTACTCGATAGAGCTAGAAGAAGTCTGACCCGGAAGCACGAGATCGCGGATCGTCAGAGTACGCTCTGGCAGACCAAAGATGCCCGGCACGCGTGCGCCCGGAACGAGTGAAGTGCCCTGACTACGACCAGCGCCTACCGTCGTGTTGGCTGAAGTGATTGCAGCACGATCTGCTGTCACCTTGATGGAACCGCGAGACGAACCTGTCAGCATGCCAGCCTTGTAATCGGCAGAGTCGATAACCAGATCGCCCAGCGACTTCTGTTCATTCGCGCCTTCTTCCTTTTCACGCGCAGCACGCTTTTCGAGATCGCCAAGGCGCGTGGTCATGTCGCCGAGTTCAGACAGGGCCTTGTCTGTCTTTTCCTTGAGCTCAGCAGAAACCTCGCCGTTAGCAGCAAGTTTCGACGTAAAGTCTACGGCAAGGTTGCCAACCTGTTCCTTGATGGAGGCAAGCGAAGTACCAAGCTCGCCGATCTTATCGGCAAGTACATTATCAGCCATGTGTGGCTCCTTAATCTTTGAAGAGTGGTGTGTTTGCTTCGGCCAAAAGCCGGTTTAGGGCTGCCAAAGCAGCAGCATCCGTCTCGACGTCAGGAGCCCCCTGACCTTCCTTGAGGTAGAGCCGAGCGGCCCGCTCTGCCTCAGAATTCGATAGGTTTAGAAGACCCTTCAAACCATTCTCGAATTCGCGTTTGGTAATCTGTTCGCCTGTTGCCATTTTCGAGGCAAGAAGCGTGGCTGCATCGGCCTTTGCGGCGTTAGATGCTTTCACTCGGCGCACATATGCTGGCTCGGTTTCGGCGCCAAAGCGTGCCAGTGTCTCGTCAAGCGTTGCGACACGGTCAGCCATACCCAGCTCGATAAGCTTTTCAGAGTAGAAAACTCTGCCCTGACCGAAGTCAGCTTCCACACGGGCTTTTGTGATACCGCGACCATCGGCAACGCTTGTTAGGAAGCGTTCATACGAACGGTTCACGCTTTCCTGAATATACGCCAGTGTTTCCTTGCCAAGCGGCTCGGTTTCGTTGCCTTCGACCTTGTGCTTGCCCGCGGAAATATACGTCCGCTTAACGCCCGCCTTATCCAAAGCTGCCGAAATGTCATCATGCGCGGTGTAGACACCGATCGAACCAGCTCGGCCCGAAGGCGTAACAACGATTTCGTCAGCGGACGATGCCAACCAGTATGCGGCACTTGCGGCAAGACTGTTGACCTGCGCAATGATCGGCTTTTCGCCACCGCGTAGCTTGCGGATCTCGGTGGCCAGCTCGTCGGTACCGGGAACGGAACCGCCCGGGCTATCAACGTCAAGCACGACGGCCTTTACATCGTCATTAGACAGCGCCTTGTGAAGCTGCCGCTTGATGCCGGCATACGAAGTGCCTCCGCTCATCGCAGAAAACATGTCCATACGGTCAGAAAGGACCCCGTAAACGGGAATTACTGCAACCTTACCGTCGGTTTCCGCAATCTCTTTCGCCCGAGCATCAGAAACAGCAGCAGCAAACTCAGACGTCACAAACTTATCACCGGCAGCACGAGCTGCGATAATATCCGCGAGGACTGCCAGTTTTTCGCGCTGAATCGCCCACGGTTCAGCCTCAAAGGCTGTCAAAATGTGTTCGAATTTCATAAAGTATCCTTAAGCAGCGCGCGTGTCCGGCGCGCCATCAAGCGATGGTCCGCCGTTGTGGCCGATGCCGTGCAAAGGTTGCATTGTTCCATTGACGATGAGCTCGTCACCGCCAGGCATTTCAGCCTTGTTTTCATAGGATCGAGCTTCATTCGGCGTATAAATGCCGTTATTGACCATCTTCTGCAGGAAGTCAGCGCGCGCTTGGCTATCGCCTCTCAGCAAGCCTTCCATATTGAACTTCACGACAGTCGTTTTGCGCGTTTTTGCGTCCAGCAAATCGCGATAGACTGCTGATTCAATACTGCGCAGCAAAGGAGTGAGGCAGGTCTTAGTAAACTGCAGGATCAGTTGCTCAATCCCGCTGCCCCACGTCGTCGTCCCGTTCGAAGCATGGCCAATCATAACAGGGGGCACACCAAAGATGCGGCAGATCTGCTCAACGCTAAACTGTCGCGTTTCTAGCATTTGTGCGTCTTGAGGATTGATCGTTAGCTGCTGGTATTTAAGCCCAGCTTCCAAAACAGCAATCTTGCCGGCCTTTTCAGACCCAGCAAACTGGCCAAGAACTTCACCAAGCTGTTTACGCTGTTCTGATTTTAGGATCTGGTCAGATGAAAGAACGCCCGCAACCTGCATGCCGTTGGCAAACATTTTGCCAGCCGTCTTTTCACCCGCAAGTGCGTTGCCGACAGTGTTCCGGACAACGCCAATTGGCGAAAGACCGCGATCACAGCCGGGAATGACCATGCCGCGGACATGAAACATCTTGTCTTCGCTGATACGACGGATTGTGCCTGACTTGCCTTTGGAGGTTTCAGTCACTTCGTAGTATCGATTGTTCCTGTCGTCGCGGCAAACCTTGACTGCGAGAGGATGAAAAGGATTTAAAGCCGTAAGTCGACCGCCGTTCATCTTCTTTTCTGCAAAGAAGTTACCGTCAAGACAAAGGCACATCGCAACCATGGCCCAAAAATCAGACGCGGTGTCGTCGAGATTGGGCATGTCGTGGAGCAGTTCGTACAGAACGTTTTCACGATCGATTGTGACGCCGTCGTCTTTGAACACGTTGCATGGCAGCGTTTTAACGGAGTTCGCTACGAGATTTACGCACGCCCAGACTGCATCAAGCTCAAGTGCTTTTTCGTAAGTGACTGTTTCACCTGAAGTCGTTCCAAGGCCGAAGAAACCTCGCCAGAACTCGCCGTCGGTGAGCTTGATGGGCTTTCCGACCCATCGATCAATGAAGCCCATATTCGCTCCGTCGTTAGTTAGGCGATGACGACCATGTTATTGATAAAGTCATCGAGGTTTTCTTCTGGCTCAATCGGAGTGTCCATCGCAGCACCAATAGCCATCGCCAAAGCTACCGCCGCATCGATACGAACCGAAGCTTTCGTTTTTACAAACCAGCGGTTTTCTTGCGGGTCGTGATCGAACGTGGCGCCCATGAGGGCAGTCATCAACACCGGGTTTCGCCGTAAACGGATGCGCCCGTCGATGATCATATCTTCTAGTGCCAGCACTGAACCCGGCATCCACAAGCCTTGCGGAGATGGCAGGCCAGCGGCTTTAGCGGCTTCGACCTTGGATGGTTCAGGCTTAGCCCTGACCTTACCGCCCTGCGGATGGGCAACGTGGTCGACTTCAATGCCGAGCGCGTCTACCTCTTCGCGAAACTTGTCGTAAGCGTAGCGGTCGTAAGCAATCGCTTTGATTTCGAATTGCTGATCAAGCTGTTGGAGACGCGCTGCAACGAAGTCATATCGGACACGTTTACCAGGCGTAGCATTGAGCCAGCCTTGCTGCACCCATAGTTCATACGGCGCTTTGTCGGCCTGCGCTCTGGCTTGCAGAGTTTCTTGTGGCGTCCAAGCCTCAACCCACGCGTCAAAGGTCGGCAGACTGACGGTATCTCCGTCATCACGTTCCATTTCCATGAAACCCGTAGGAATCACACAGGCAAGAACAGTCATATCCTTACTGCCGGAAAGGTCGACGCCCATGAAAACAGGCTTGTCAGCGTGGTCCTCTTCTGGGTCGAAGTCGTCCATGACGCTTTCGACAGTCTCACGCGGCATCCATGCCTTATCGGCATCGGTCCAGCAGCAAAAGTGCAGGCGCAGGATTCCGTTCAGCTTGCCAGGCATTTGTTTTGCCTGAGCAACAACGCCTGCCAGATATTCGTGCGTCAGAATCACACCGAGAAGTGGATTAGCTTTCTTCCAGCAAGTCGGATCGTTCAGAGGATCATCGCCCTTATCGAGCGCGCAAACCCATGCAAACGTTGTATCATCGATGACTTCACCGACGTAACTAAACACCTCGTCTGGCGTCTGCGTCCCGGCTGCAACCCGTACTGCGTGCTCGTGCTCTTCCCAGCAAATGCTATTCTTGTCGCTGCCAGAGTTCGTAATCATCAAAAGCAGCGGTTGACGACGAAACTTGAAGCCACGCTCAAGCATTTCCATCGTCGATCGGTCAGGATGCTCGTGCACCTCATCGCAAAGCGCGAAGTGTGGACGAGGACCAGAACCCGACTTTCCTGAATCCTTTGAGATCGGACGGAAGAATGACTGCGATTTGTGGTGCGCGATATTGAACTCTCGGCCGATACCGCCGCTGAACTTCACACGCTGCATCAATGCAGGTGCAGCCCGGGCCATTTTCACAGCGTCCTGAAATAGAATCCCTGCCTGTTCTTTCTTGGCAGCGGCGGCATAAATCTGTGCGCCAGCTTCCTTGTCGGCGATCAATCCAAATAGACCGACACCGCCAGCGAATGGAGACTTGCCGTTACCCTTGCCTTCTTCGATGTACGCACGACGAAAACGACGGGAACCGTCTTCACGCTTCCAACCGAACAGCGAACCAAGCTTGAAGGCTTGTGATGCATGTAGCTTAAAGGGCTTGCCTTCAAACTGGCCTTCTGAGAGCTTCAAGCGCTCTTCGAAGAAACGAAACACACGATCCGCTTCCTCGTCATCAAACCAGAGCCCGCGCTCATGACCTGTCGCCAAATCGTCGAAATGACGCTGGCAAGCGTTCCGAACGTGCGGGCCTGCAATCTCAGTGCCGTCAAGGACAGCTTGCGCGTAAGCGCTCACACGCTCCAGCGCAGGCATATCAGTCAAGCAGATCGTCCTTCTCATCGCCGTCGTCGCCAGTCGCAACTTTAGAAGCGTCCGCAGGCGTTGCACCCATCTGGCCAAGCATCTGACGCAGCAAGTTCATCGCTTGCACGCCAACTTCCTGCCCAGCCATGATGCGGCCCTGAATATTGGCTGCCATACCGACCAGAGTGCGGTGCGACTGGTTCAGCCACGGAAGCTCTTTTTCAAACAACTTCCATGCAGCCTTGGCCTTTAGCTCCGGCGTATCCTTCAACCATGCGGGAGGATTGCCGAGCGGGCCATCGGCCTTGACATCGGTGCGGTTTTTGAAGCGCTGTGGGTTTTTCTTATCGCTTGCCTCGACTGCCCCCTTGGCGCGAGGCGTTCTAGGCCTCGCCATGGCATAAATCCTTCACAGGGGTCATATTTTGAATTGTGGATGCGTGCGCTGTGGACCCTCGCCGTTCCGGCGTTTTCGACCTTCGTCGACTTTTTCGTGCCCCCCGGGGGTCAAACCGGCCACCCGTCGGCCCCGAAGGTCACGATGTCCTGACCTCGCTCCAAACGCTGTTTGGTTCTGTCATGGCATGTCTTGCATAGTGACTGGAGGTTGCCTGCATCCCAGAATAGGAACTCGTCGCCCTTATGAGCGATGACGTGATCACAAACCGTCGCTGGTTCGACGTCGCCAACCCGTAAGCAGAACATGCAAAGCGGTTGCTCGGTCAGTTGTCGCTCGCGCATTCGTTGCCAACGGGCAGTCTTATAGAGGCGGAGCCATGTGCGTTGTGTCATAGTGTGAAACCAAACATAGAGATCCGGCAAAAAGCAGGGGACTTATCAATGAGCAGTTTCAATTGACAAATACGTTTAGATCGCGCGCCGATGCTTGCAGGTAATCTATACTCATTCCAAACAAAACGGCCTGAACTGTCGAATTATCGTACGGGCGCAAGGCATAGGTGCTAGGCTTAAATTAGAGCAAAATGACCTGAACGGATATCTGTGCAGGTTTGGAACAATCCGCTCTGAACAAGAAAGTTTCCGTCATGGCAAAAGGCCAAGTACGCAGTAATCGTGAAGTGCGCAAACCGAAGAAGGATAAATCAGCATCTGCTGAGAAGTCTGCAAGCAAAACAGGAGGTGGCTTCACCACCCAAATCAAAGATACCGAGAAGCAAAAGAAATAATTTAAAGCTCTTGCACAATACTGCCGGATACGAACTTGAGGTAGGCGTTTACCGCCTGCCTTTTCTCAAATGAAAACGCCCCGACGAGCCGATTCAAAGGATTTTTTGTGGCCGCATTTCACATCACTCTAAGCTGGATCGCCCCTTTTTATGAGCGCGGACTTAGGTTTGCTTGCTAGTTTGGTGATTATGTATACCATTGTATGATGAAAATTTCGGCGAAGAACGCCTATCAGCTCGTTCTAACTGCCGTGTACGTCGATGGAACCCTTTTAGAACCATTTACGGCTCGTGATTTACGTCGAATTATACCAGGTTGGAATTACACCGATTATTTCGGCTTTCTAGCTTACAACAGTGATTACAACTTACCCTTAGAAGTTGCGCTTTTTATCCGAGTAGAGAGAGGATCTTATTCCCTCAACAACTATTCAGTTCAGACCTTTTGATAATTTTCCCGTAGGTTACGACGAAGCTTTGCCGGTCTCGTTTTGGATGATCTGCAACCGCAAAGGCGATTTCGCGGGCCACGCCCTAGAACAGATCAATTGGTTGCAGGAGCCGGACTTGCACCGGCATTCTTCTGGGTATGAACCAGATGAGATGCTGCTTCTCTATCCTGCTATGAATGGCGGAAGATGTAGGATTTGAACCTACGGGACGTTGCCGCCCGACGAGTTAGCAACCCGCTGCATTAAGCCGCTATGCCAACCTTCCTTTTATTGATCGGCGGGGAGCCCACAGGAATGAGCTCAACCCGCCGTATCCCGTCTGCCGGAGGAGAAACGGCGCCGGGGATTTGAATAGATTGGCAAGCGCAATGCAGGCGTGCACTACCTATGTCTGCGAGCCGTTGACTGCAGGGGATTGCGCTTGCTTGTCAGATTGACGACAGCGCAAGCGACGCATGGCAAAGCCACTGGGGTCGATGTGCTTTCTACTATCGTCGGGTAGTTACCCGAAGCTCAGAGACTGCACCTGACTGCAGCATGTCTTCGGGTCCGTCGCCATTGCGCACGGAACAGTGTGAGGCAACCGCTATGCGGTTGAACCCCTTCACTATACTCTCCGTGAGATCGTATAATCGGAACCTAAGCTGCGTATTTTTTGATTGCTGCTGCCAGATTATCGTTGGCGGCTAACAATTCCCGACGTCCGCGCTTCCGTGCGCCGCGATCACTTCCACCGGGCGACACACTGGTAAAGTTCTTCGCCGTCATTGCAGCGTCAAGGATGTCTCGATCCCTGTCCTTCAAATCTTGTAACGCATCAAACCAGACATTGCGTTCGATCATTGCTGACAGCGTATCTTCCCATGCCTCTCCTCCGCCTCCTGCACATGTTGTCTTTCGCATACCAAGGAAGCTATCAGCTACCTTTGGCGACCCGCACGGCAGGCCTTTCGGATACCGAGTGTATGTGACCTTTGACATGTCTGTGTTCGCGTAAGCTTCAGCGAGCGTCTTTGCTGACTGCTCAGCTGTAAAACTCTGCCCATTGCGACGTTTCTTTGAAGGAATGTAACGGGATGGTTGAGTATCCAGCGTAGCTGCGAAATAGTGATTGCTGTCGACGATGTGCCGTGGATCAGCACTGCCGCCTGACTGCACATCCGTTTTGTCACGACAGCCAAGCATTGAACCGGTCGGCATCCTGATATCTGCCTGGATGACGTCACCATCAATTCCCAGCACGTAACCAACCTCTGTCTGGTTGCCGTCGCTGAAACGCAAACGACCGATACTTACAGTCTGGCCACGGTCGTTTGTTTCCACTTCACCGGTTGCAACACATTCCATGATGGCTTGCACCGATGGTGTGACGAGACGCTTACGCTCGAAACCCATGTCAGCAACTTCTTCAGGATCATTGTCGTTCGCAGCTGGTGTAACAGACCAGTTCGTCTGCATGGGCTCATATTCTTCTTCAGGGCGATTACGGTACGCCATTAGCGCCTTAAGCTGCTCAGATAGCGATCCATGACGGGTTGATTTGGTCATGCTGCTTCCTCGTGTGGTTCTGGTTGGTTTTCGTTCGAAGCTTCCAGCAGCCAGCCTTTAACCAGAATCACTGCCTGCTCTGCTGCATCGTCTTCGGTGACAGCCCTGACGACCACGACGGGAAAGCCAAGAGCTTCAAGTAATGGATGGCGGGTTATCTGACTTGGTTCGAGCTTGGCCTTGCCGACCTTGTTTTCAATCTGCCGCAGTACACCACCGTAGAGATAGATCCGGACGTCTGCTTCTCCCGGCGTCAGTCCTGCCGCTAATGCTTCGGCTCTTGCCTTAAGACCACGCTTAGCTGCGTTCTGATCTCCAGCCAGTGTGAATGTTCCTGGCCTCACGTCTCTCGCTGTGTGAACGTATTCTGGCAATCTGCGTAATGCCCGGACCTGTGCAGCTTGCAGTTCCCATTCCAGAGGCAGGGCTGCTTTTGTAGTCACCTTGCCATCGCGTGTCGTGATGATCGTGCGGACGCCATTAATGCGGACGGTTTGCGTCGTGGCTTTTGTCTTTGCTGCTGGTTTGGTGCCGGCTGTAGATTTGAGCTTGCTTGGTTCGAGCTTGCTGGATGACGCGCCTTTCAGCGCACGTCTTCGTGTCATGGTCTCTCCTCGTGTTCATGGTTCGTCAGCTTGGTGGGCTGACAATTCACATCATGGTGGGAGTGACAGGTCGGTCAAGCGCAACCGGCAAAATTTCAACCAACCTCAAATCAGGTTGTATTTTTCAATCAGGAAATTTTCTAAAAAGTGCGTAGTTCTCAAACGCATAGAACTACGCGCTGCGCGCTTTGTGCGTAAGTTTCTATATAAGAACTCTTACGCACTAAAAGCAGCGTGCTTTTGCGCAAGTCTTTTTAGGTTTTTTGAGACTTACGCAGTATGACTTACGCGTTACCTATGGTTGTATTTTGATTGTGCCATCGAGTTGTATCACAGCGGTTTGAATATTGATTCTGGCACATCAGGTGGAGTTCCAACTCCATTGATTATCGCTTCGTTCATTACCTCGGCGGAACTGCGCACAACTGTTAGAGCGCGCGTCGGACCCATAAGTGTTGCGGAAATCTTTTGAAGCATGAAACGCTCTAAGTCATCTCTCAGGTATACAAATGACTCTAAGTCATAACGGTCTACAAAGTCTGCTCTGTCTGGCAAGGCCACCTTGATTGCTTTGGCTGTATCCTCCTTCTCCTTTACGAGAGTCGGAGGCAAGTCATTCCTCACCATCATTGCTCTAGCAACAACATGAGATGAAATAGACGTATACGCAACATAAGCAGAATATATATCATCAGGGATATAAATCCTATCTATGCTCACTTTTGCCCTCTCATCTTTTTGCAATTTATCAATTCCAGATGATGTCCATATAGTATCAAAAAACAACTTAATTTTATTAGCCTCATCATTTTTCTTATTTAAAATTTCAACTGTTTTACTAAAATTTACCCTAGACATTGTATGCAAAAAGAAATCATATTTCTTATCATACTGCACATCTGCCCACAAATTCTCGCAAGCCAATCTTATGCGTTCATTCAGCAATTCATGCTGCTTAGAAAGCACGGAAAGCGCCCCAGTCCGCAAGGCTGTATGGGAATCCTGCTGAGCTTTAATGCGCCCGTTTAGTTCAGCTAGCTTCACATCAAAACCGTGCTGCAATCTTCCACCAATCCATTTCGCAATAATATCCTTAAACACAAAAGCGACGGCCGCCGGAACGACCATCGCTGTAAGACTAGATAGTACTATCGTCCAAATTATATTCATCTTTAAAGCCCCGCACGATTCACTCGTTTGAGGCTACACTATTATACAGCTCGAACAAACGTCGTGGCCCTACGCTGAACAGGGTCGCGGTCTTCCACCTTCATTAAGAAGCCCTCCGCGAACAGCGCCTTGGTGATCATCCCGACGCGCTTCTTGTCGGCCTCTTCGTCGACGTCCAGCTGCAGCGCATACGCAACTGCACGGCCTACCCAATCCTTGGCCTGTGGCGCCGGCTTATACATGCCACCGTTAACGACACCCCGGATTGCGTCGCGTTCGTCTTCGGTCAGCGTTTCTGCAACTTCCTCGCTTGTCGGCCATGCCCATGACGTCACGACCGGCGCATGGTCTTGAGGCTTGGTCAGTCCCTGCCCATTCCCGAGCGCCACACTTTCCAGCTTGCGCCAGTCAGCCTTGTGCGAAAGCGCCGACAAGTTCGACTTGCCATAGACCACGCTGAAATATGAAAATCGCGCTTCGTGTGTAAGGCCTGCCTCACTGGCTTGCGCTTCCGACATGCGGTTGAGCACACGCACCGAGCGCGCCGCACCGATCAGGGACACAGCACCGCGAGCGTCTTCGACTGTCGCTTCACGATCGCTCACCTTACGCAGATGATGCACGATATCGATTGAGCAGTTCGTCCGGTCAGCGACCTGCGCCCAAAGCTTGGCCACCTTGTCGATTGCGCCGTTGTCGTTTTCATTGACCTGGTGCGTCGACACGAACGGGTCAACAATCATCACGTCAATGCCGAGCTCAGAGATCGTTTCGACGACAGCTTCGACGACTGGCTCCTGAATGCGCACGCCTTTCTTGTCATCGATCGCAATGACCAATTCCTGTTCTCGGCCGCTGTCCAGAAACAGATGTCCATCGATATCAGCTGGCTTCAGATTGAAATGAATGCATGCCGCCATGATGCGGCGCTCAAGTTCGTCGCGCGGATCTTCGGCATTGAAAAGCCAGACCTTTAGACGCTTCGGCGGTTTAGTGCCATTCAGAGCTTTACCCGATGCCATGGCCAATGCCTCGACGATGCTGTTAGCAGTTTTGCCAAGACCGCCCGGCGCGACCGTCACTGAAACATACTTGCGAATGAAGTGCTTACCAAACGCAAACTCGCGCCGTGGAAGCGTCGACGGGTCTTTCCAGACAAAAGGCGTTGCAATGATTGCACGTTTGTTTTCAGTAGTTTGCTCCGCTTCGCTTACAGATAAATCGAAGTCCGCAACTTGCTCGGCAACAACGTCGCTGCGCGCCTCAGCTTTGGCCAGCCCATTGGCGATCATGCGGCTGATATCGACCAGACGTGTGTTGTCGTTGTCATTTTGCGGCACGCTGCGTGGGCTGCGGGCACCAGCAGCAAGGCCGTTGTCGATGGTCTTGACGCAGCGTGGCCAATCGCGGCCCCAGCCTCTGGCTACGTCTTGTAGCAAAGCGCGCGCTTCGGATTCAGCCAGAGCGCCCGCTCCGACGAGGGTGCCCAAACGGAATGCCGCGTCGTTCAGCCGGTTGTTGCGATTGCCCATCGGTTCAAGCGCCAGATCGTCCAGCTCTGATTGAACCGCACGCTCGACATAGCGGTCGTTGATCTTGCCACCGACAGACGGCGCTGCGGTGTACGTGCTTTCATATGAGCGCGGCAGTACCAGTTCCAGCAACCAGTCTGGCGCGTCGACTGGCTCTTGCTCTGATATCCAGCGATAAGGCAGTCCAACCTCCGGCACGCTCCCGGCCGCAATGACATAACCGCCGTCACCGCGCACATCGACGCCTAAGCCAAGCGCGCCGCGGTTGCGAACGCCCTGACGGTGACGAAAGAAATAGTGACGGCCACCGCTCGTGGTTTCCGCTGTTAGCGTCGCTGGCAGCTCGCCATGGCTGGCCTCCAGCGATGCAAGCGTTTCGTCACCGCCGTGTTTCGGATCGATATCAAGAACCCATGCGCCAATCGGCGCACCGGTTGGTACGCCAATCATAGCAGATGGATTGCGGCGCCAGTATTCGCGAACGATGCGCTCATTGAGCGTCGCGCCACGGAACCCGTTGCTTGTGAGGGGGGTCTTGGTGGCGAGGATCTCAATACAACCGTCCTGATCGACATATTCTTCGTCGCGATGGCGGCAGGGAAAGACTGGCCATTGCTGGTGTGCGAACGACAGCGCGACGTCGAGCATTGGGTCAGCATCATTGACCAAAGGTTGCGCTGAATTAACCATAGCTGTACTCATTGTTTTCAATTGATTCGTTCCTTGAAAGGACTCGCATGAGCAGATCGACATTAACGGGTGGACGGTACATCGGTGGACGCTACAAGACATCGAACGGAGTAAACGACACTTGGTCAGTGTTTGATCAGAAAGCTCAAAAGCTAGTCGAAATGGGATCAAGGCAGGCGGTAGGTCTGAACTACCGCGATGCCAAGGAACTTAGCGACCTTCTCAACACGCTCGAGGCAAAGCGTCAGGCTTCCTGACGAGCTGGCACACTTTTCAACGATAATGTAATGCTGATCTTGATGTTTGAATCGGGGGCAGCATGACTTTGGGTTTTATCGTCGGTAGGAAGTACAATCGCCGGAAGGACATCCACGAACACTTTGCCGGCCAGCGGCAGGGCGGCATCATCACTCCGTCCGGCCACAATGTAATCTTCATCATCACCGGCAAAGCTGGAAGCCATTACGGCTATGAAGATCAGCATCTTCCAGATGGTCGTTTTGACTACTATGGCGAGGGCCAGGTCGGCGATATGGAAATGGTACGTGGAAACAAAGCCATTCGCGACCACGCCGCATCAGGCAACGACCTTCTACTTTTCGAGAACCTCGGAAAAGGCAAAGACCTAGTTTTTCGGGGTGGCTTTATCTGTGAAGGCTGGCGATGGGGACAATCACCCGATCGCAACAATGACATGCGTAAAGCGATCATTTTTGAACTCCGAAACTTAGAAAACATTGTTGAAGAGTTAGTCGAGGATGATCAACCCACACCGACAGCCGACCTCGCTGCCATGCGGCTCCTTGCAAAAGAAGCCGCCGGCATCCGCGAGGGTAAGGCATCAATCCGAACGATCTATGAGCGAAGCCGGCATGTTAGAGATTACGTCCTTGCTCGGGCCAACGGTCATTGTGAAGGTTGTGGCTGCGAAGCACCCTTTATACGAGTGAATGGCCAACCGTATCTAGAACCTCATCATATTCGTCGAGTGAGTGATGGCGGCCCTGATGATCCTGCATTCGTGATCGCGCTTTGTCCGACTTGTCATAGGAACGTCCACCATGGTCGAGACGGGGCGGAATATAACGACGTTCTGCTTCGTAGAATGCCATCGATTGAGCCTCCGTCGACGAACTAGGGCGCCTTTCCTAAAACGGAGCCTCCTTTAAAGCTTCCCGCATCCCTCGCCCGCAGCCTTCCCATGCGGCCTTGACCAGCATGCGTGCTTCCAGCTCGTCGCACTCAGCAAGGTCGGTTTTCTGTATGGACTGCAAAAATTCCCCAACCGCCTCAACGCCGGTATCAAGCGCGCGCTGTTCGTACGGATCTAGCCTGCGGCGGGTACGGATATGCTCGGCAATGTCTGCGCATTCCTTGCATAGCCAGCGGATCGGTTCTTTGTGCCCCTGCACGCCGAGCCCTACGGCGTGGCGGGAGCAGATGTGGCATTGATCTGGATGGGTCATGCTGCGTCACCGAAGAGGCTGGGCTGCACAAGCGGTTGGTTGTCGTTCGCCGGTTGCGCTTTCGCGGCAACGACTGGCGTATCTGTAAATTCAACGCAAACGATCTCGCACATTGGAGAGACGCCTTTCCACTGATCGATGAAATAGGCAGTATCGACGCCGCAGCCTGTATCGAAATGCAGACCGGTCAACTCCTGAAACTTAACGGCTTTGCCACTGGTCTGACGTTCATAGCTATTCCGTCCGGAATAATTGAAGCCTGCCGACATTTGGGGGACGATGAACGTGCCGCAGTCTGCTAGGTGGGACGCAATATCAATTACGTGGAATTCGAAATCCTTGCCGCTGTATCTCGGAGAGTTTCTGGTCCGCTTGATGTTTCCGAACGGAGGGTTGCTAATCGCAGTGTCGAAGTGCCCCAGTCCCATATCGAGAACATCAAATACGTCAGCGTGAATCCATTCTGCTTCTGGCAGCAACTTTTTCCCGACCTCAAGATACTCGGCATTACGCTCTACACAGGTAATTTGCGGCCTATTATCGTTGAAACGGCTACGCTGCCAAATTGCGTAAGAGAGCATTCCAATCCCAGCGCACAGGTCAATAATGCGACCGCCGCCAGCATCTATCGCAAAATCAAACGCCATATCGAATGGGGTGAAGAAAGCACCAGCTGCGCCGTTTACGTGGTTCGCGCCCTCGTTCCAGTTGCGATATACGAATTCCTTATCGTCTTCCGACAATCGTTCTTGCTGAAGGAGGGCAACTGCTTGAGAGTGCGCCTTTGCTTGAGCCTTCGTGAGTTTCGCCATTAAGCCACCCTCCCTAGCAAATCCAGATTGTCGTTTGCGGCCAAATACTTCTCAGACTCGTTGCCCCATGAAGACCAACCTGGCCACGCCTGACGCGCGAAGAGTTCGAGATAAGGACCGTCAACCAGCTTCTCGATGCGTCCGTATTGCTCATCTGGTTTGCGGGAATGCTCGCGGCGTGGAGCTTTGATAAGGGAGCGCACGCCTTTCGATAGACGGCGAGGCATACCTCGCTTGAACAGGTGACAGATTTCGACTTCCTGCCGTGTCCAATACCCCATGCCCATGCGGCCTTTGTCCCAGACAAAAGCAACGCTGACGGGCTTAAAGCCCCATGCGGCAGCCACATCGATTGCAGCAGCCTGCAGATGGGAAACGGTCCACATGAACAACAAACAGTTGCGAGCGCAGACCTGTTCGACAGGCAGCGCTTTAATATCGTCGAGCGACATCACGCCGTAAGGCTGGCGACCTCGTGCTGGCGCGACGTCTTTTTTACCATATGTTCTGAAAGACCAAGGCGGGTCCGCAAGGACGCAGCCGAAAGGCCCGCTGGGTAGCGGTGCATGCATTCATTCTCTCCTCGTGTGTGGTAACCCGCCAGTTGGTGGCTGGCGGGGTGTGTGATAGACTTAATTTTTAGTTAGGAGTTGCCATGACTAAAGAATTGAAGACCGCTGATGAATTGGTAGAAATTATCAAATCGAGATTGATCGCGCTGGGTTTCGACGTTGACGTCAGGATTGTGACGCAAGACGATGGTTGGAGCGCTATCCCTGCAATTTCAGCGGCCTCGAGAGAGTTTCTTCACAAATTCGAAGAAGTTCGCGACCATTATCGCGCCCAATACGATCTTAAAGTCTAAAGACCGATACCCTCACCGCGCCACCCTTTCCTCTCGCACATTAAAGCCCGGCACCTGACGCATACCGGCGCGTACGGTTTCCTCGGCCATTGCTTGCACGACAGCTTTGAAACGCTCCGGCGCACGGCCATATGCCCAATCCAAAGCCACGCCTTCATCAACCAGATCGCAATGCCATACAGAGCGAAGGCCAGTGCCAGTCGTTGCCGCCTTGTCTTCACGCTTAGCCCACCGTTCAGCCTGTTTGGCTTCCTTGACCAGTTCTTCGGCCTGCTCGCGAGCTTCCAGATTGCCCGCGCTCGCCTGAATTGCCTCCTGCGCCTCGCGGATTACGCGGTCGGCTTCTTCACGCGCTGCCTTGGCAGCAGCTTCCTTTTCGGCGGCAACCTTATTGCGCCATGGAGTCAGCAGCCCTTGCAGCACTTCCTTGCCGAGCACGACCTTGCCCTTGCCTGACGTCTTGGTGTTGCCGATCAGCTTATTGTAGCGCGCCTGGATTTCAGCTTTCGCATCGTCGTGTGGCTTGGCTTCAGTCTTGCGAGCGGTATCGGCACGGTTGCCAGCATCGTGAAGCTTATCGTGCAACTCAGTCACAGCGTCTGCCAACGCCTGATTGTCGATCTCTTCGCCGTCCGCGAAGTTCTTCGCCTCGTCGAACAGGTCTTCGATTTCCTGCTTGATCTCTTCATACAGGGAAGTCGGCGGGTTGTTGTGGCCTGCCTGCGCTGTGGTTGTGGCGTTGTACGGATCGTATGTTTCAGTGTCAGGATTTTTCATTTGTGCTCCTCGTGTGGTTGGCTGGTGAGGCCGGGTAATGCTCATTGTGGTGGGGTCGTCAGTCGGTGCAATAGGAATCTAAAGTAAATGTAACTTTACTTGCATGCCTTTGATGTTACGTTTGAATTGCGTATTGGCTTCCGGGTGGGGGCGCCGTACGCAGTCGCTCTGACAGCCCTCGCTGCAGGGCGACTTTTTTGGTTGCTGCACTAACAATTTGCAACTGCAACAAACTGTCATTTCCGAATTCAGCGCTCGTACCTATTTAATATCGGCATCCTGTTCGCAGGACGGCACCCGTATCGCGCGACCCAAGCCCCCCGCCCAAGCGCGATACGGGCCTTTTCTGAAGAAGAACGCTGGGCCATTCATGTACTCATAAGAACAAATCAAATACCACTAACCTTGTGGGATTATGTATTTATCGGTACTTGTTGCTTTACTAAATCAATACTGCTAAACGATCGTCGTCGGGGAGGACAAGACCGCCTGCGCGCGCTTCTGCGCTGCCGGGCGGTTTTCCATTTTTAGGGCCATGCATATGCTGCATAACTGATGTGCATCATCGCCCATTGTAATCATCATACCAGCTACCTATCTTCGGGTTGTTCAGTCTCACTCCTCCTCCCAGAGGCTGAACTCGAAGCGCGGCACTCCTCCTCCCAGTCGCGCTTTCCAGATCAGCCCGTTGCACACTCCTCCTCCCAGTGCAGCGGGCTTTCTTGTTTTTGGGGCTTGCTTCAGAACGGAATCTCGTCGTCCAGCATCTCCGAAAGGCCTACCGACACATTGTCGTTCGCAGACTCCGGAACGTTGTCGTTATCGGCCGCGGTTCCTGCCCTTACGTCTTTCACATTCCAGTATTTGCCATTCGGAACGACGCTGATTTCGTCGGTGGTGAGCAACTCACGCTGACGTTCGAGCCATTCCATCACCGTCTTTGGAAACGGCCGCTGGCCTCCGTGTTGTGTCCACCATCGATGCGCCTTGGTTTGTGCGAAACCGGTATGCTGAGGGCAAAGCCATTCATTGATCTGCGTATAGCCCGCGATGTAGCTGCACTTGACCGACGGTGGCTTGTCGCCCTTACCTTCGTGAAAGTGAAACGTCCTTCCGGTTACCTTGCGCCATTCTGCTTCGGCAGTGCTGATGATAGGTGCATCCGTTGCGCGCTCTTGAAGCTTAGGTGTATCATCAATTTCAAATTCATGGCCGCAGCACCAACATCTACGCAAAGACGCATGCAGCTGCTCCTCGCAGCCAGGACAGATTTTTATCGGTGCGGTTCCATCGCCCTTGGTTGGTTTGTGCGGCTCAATCATATCGACTGGTCCGTGCTCGGAAATGTTACCAGCGAAGTCCATGTATCTGCAATTTGGCTTCAGATAGCCCGCAATCGCTGCTTTACGCTCATCTGCTGTCGCCGCTTCTGGATCAAATCGAGGTGGATATATGATGCGCGTACCGCGTCCCACTCGCTGAACGTAACGGCTAGCCGATTTCGTGCGAGCCATATCCACGATCAAGTCAATTCGCGGCACGTTCGTCCCAGTCGACATTACGTTGTCGTTGCTGACGCCCCAGATTTCGCCGTTCTTCAGAGCGTTAATGATATCTCGCCGCTCGCCGCGAGGCGTCTTGCCATGTAACACTTCGCATGTCCGTCCCGCCTGCCGAATGATATCCCTGACGTTGGTGGCGTGCTCAACACCGGCACAAAAGAAAAGGCTCGTGCGGCGGTGTCCTTCAGTGTCGAAAACCTCTTCAATAATGCGACGGTTGAGATCGTCACGATCCACAGCTTTCTGTAGTGCCCCCTTTGCAAGGTCATTACCCCGCATCGGCACATGAGACGTATCCTGTTTGGTTTCTGTCGGCTTCGATGTGATGGGGGTCAAATAGCCATCGTCAATTCCCTCGCGAATGCCGTAGGTGTAAACAGTTTTGTCGAAAAGGCGATCCTCTCCTTCATCCAATCGTCCGCTATCTAGGCGATACGGAGTTGCAGAGAGGCCGACGATCTTCATTTCAGGATTGATCGCTAGTAGAGCGTCAATGAACTGTCGATACATTGTGTTGGCGTCGTTCGGCACCAGATGCACTTCGTCGATGCCAAGAACGTCGACGTGACCGATCTGGCTGGCCTTGTCGTAGACCGTCTGGAGTTGAGCGAACAGGATTTGTGCACGCGCACTTCGTTGCCCCAGCGCTGATGCATAAAGGCCAGCAGGTGCAAATGGAGCGATACCGAGCAATTCTTTGAAATTGCCTTCGACTAATTCCACGACATGGGTAACACAACAGAGACGCATGTCTGGCCAGCCGGTGATTAACTCCTGAAATAACGTGGCTAGCGTCATCGACTTACCAGTGCCTGTGGCCATATCAACCAAAGGATGGCCCGCTTCTTCCTTCCAGTAGTCAAAAACGGCATCAACAGCTTCGCGCTGATAGTATCGAAGTGCCATGTTGTTGTAATTCCTTCCAAATCTTTGCGACAGCGGCGGGCACTTGTGCAGCCATTTCTTTTGGCATGTGCATCATGTGGCATTCGGGTTCGGGCCAGCCTGTCGCCCAAGAAAGAGCAAGATAAGCCTCTCCCCGTGATAGCGATTTAGTTTTCCAAAGGCGGTCAAAGACATCGTGCGCTTGTCGACGGGCCGCGTGGGTCTCAGCATTAGCGAGAGGCTTATTTCCCCATGACCAAAGCCCACAACAGTCATGGCGGATACCGAAACGGGTTTCACTACGCGTTGCTCTCTCGTCACAAAGTGGGCAAATTGGTCGTGCCTTTTTACTCACGCCGCCTTCCTTCCCTCACCATCAACCCAAACCTCTCCCGACTTCATGCGATAAGTGATCGTTTCTGCGTCCTCATCGACATCGATCTGCTCACCATTCACCATGCCCGGCAGATACAAGTGCGCTGGGCACCCGTCACGCTGTTCATCGATCGACAAAGGCTTTGCCCATCGTGCGCATGAGATATGGCAATCGCCGCCGCTCTCAGGCTGAGCATGAAGGCATGTGCGGCAGTTCACGCGCGGCTGTGCCTCATGATGGCAGACAGCTTTGTGCTTGCAGAACATGCATCCAAAGAACTCCGGGTTTTCGCTAATTCTGCTCGGCGGTATGTCCGAAAACACGATGCGTTCGCAGCGCGCTACCAATCGCAGGCAGAATTCCAGATCGTATTCGATGCGCTCTGAATAGAGACTGTCGCTGTCCTTGCACGAGACGAGATAAAGACACCGGCTTAAACCGAAGGCATGCATTCCAAGCTGACACTGCGCATAGTGCAACGGCTTTGCTTTCTGGCAGCCGTCCTTAACAATCAGCGCGAAGCCCTTGGCATTGCTCGATTTAAACTCTAGTAGGTGCTCTGTCTTCGACGCCTCCGGCACATTCATTGCCTTACCGTCGCACTTGCCGCGCACAAAGCCCGACACAAGCCGGATCTTGTCTTGCTGCCCGTAAACGTCGACGCCGATGCGCTCGAGATCAGCGACCAGCCGGTCTTCCTCGATGTTGCCCGTTTCAAACAAGCGCAGCTGGCGGCCGCTGTGCACCTCGTGGGCGGAAGCCCACCTGAAGCCATACCAAAGCGCCCTGTCGCATTCTGCGCCCGCCTCGCCCACGCTGATGCCCCACGAGTCCCAGGATTTTGCCTGGGCCTCGTAAGCAGCGTAGATCGCGCCGACTGTTGTCGATTGTGGTTTGGGGAGTGGAGCCATTGTCCTACACGCGCATGGGCATAATTACGCACCTGTATCCCGGCCGACCGGTTGACGTGATCAGCGCAGGCGAACCAGAGTCCGCCATCGACATGGTGACTTCATCCGCACCAAACGCTGCCATGAGTTCCGTGACATACTGACCATTGAAGCCGATCGTCAGCGGCTCGCTACTGAAGTTGACCTCCATCTCCTCAGTTGCATCGCCGCGATCCGGATTAGCGACGTTCAGCGTGAGAGCATCCGAAGCAAATGAGAACCGAACGGCTTTACCACGCTCGGTGGCGATAACTGATGTGCGGCCGACCGCTTCGCGCAATGCTTTTGCCGACAGCGTAGCGAAACGCTCCGATGGCTTTGGAATAACGCGCTCGTAATCCGGATATGTGCCGTCGACGAGCTTCGACACGATGACAGTCGAACCGCTTTCGACCATCACTTTGTTTGACGATAGCGAAACCGACACTACGCCTGTCGGCAGCAATGACAGCAGCTTGTTAGGCAGAATGACCGGAGCAAACGCGGCCTCCTGTTCAATGCGTGTTGACGCGAGACGATGCCCATCTGTCGCTGTGGCAACGATATGTCCGTCCTTGGCTTCCAGAAATACGCCGTTCAGGTAATAACGGGTTTCTTCGGTACTGACCGCAAACTGGACTGTCTGCACGAGCGAAGCGAGATCCACTTCGATCGTGGTATCGAAGCTTCCGTGATTGAAGGACGGGAAGTCAGCGGCTGGCAGCGTGTCCAGCTTGAAACGGCTCTTGCCAGATTTAACGATCAGATGATTGCCGTCGGATTCCAAGCTAATGTCACTTGTGGCGCGCTTCGCAATATCCAGAAGTAGCTTACCTGCAACCGTGACAGTGCCGTCCTGGCTATCCAGAACCGGCAAGATGGTGCTGATTTCCAAGTCAAGATTGGTGCCTGTGATGCTCAGCTGTCCTTTGTCCGCGGACAAGAGCACGTTGCCAAGGATTGGGATTGTCGTTCTGGCCTCAACTGCCTTTGTCACTGTCGACAAGGCGTGCGCAAGCTGCGCTCGGTCAAGCGTTACCCGCATGGGCTTCTCCTCGTGTTGGTGGTTTAGGCGCGGCTGGTGACCGCGCCGTGGTTAGTTTTGGCTGCTAGAGGCCAGCCGTCTTCGTCAAGCTCAGGCGGAACAAATTCGATGCCATTGAGATCGGCAAGGTGGTTCAGCAGCGCTTCGGCACTGCCCGGCATGTTATCGTTGGCCGGTTGCACCCATGGTTCGCTTTCGGCATCGTCAACAGTCAGTGCCTCGATAGCCGCCTCAATGGTGAAGGGCTTGTCCTCATTACCCAACACAACCTTGTCACCATACGCGCCGCCGATCTGGTCTTTCAGATCTTCCCAAGTTTCAATTTTCACACCCCGAACGGCCAAGGCAACTTTCATAATGTCGCCTTTGCCTATCGTGTAGCCACGCTGTTGATACTTCAGGACGCGTGTAGCTGACGCGAGTGGATAGCGAGTGCCAGCATTGAATTTCAGAAAGCGCTGGCTGTTGTGCTTCAGAAAGTCAGGATGAAAGGTAAATCCGGAATCTGGGCTGTTGGCGCCTGCATCCAGATCCACCGCGCCCATGCAGATGGTGAAGTCAAAAGCGTCAAAAATAGACTGGGCACTTGGGAAGAAGTCAAAATACATCAGCTGAGCAATATTGTTGCTCTGATCGGTGAAGGTCACGGCGCGCTTGCTGGCAGCCACGCACCATAGGCCTTCCTCATATGCGTCATAAATAGCTCGCTCGAATGCGCGGCGAGATTTGAAATACAAGTCAACGTCATTGATGTCAGTCCCGGTAAAGACGCTTGTGACTGCGCCACCAGCAACAAACGCACCGTCGAAGCGTATCGGAAGCGCACCATCGATCTGTCTGCGCTCGGATTCGTAAGCCATAAAAACTCCTCGTGTTGGTTCGGTGGGCTACCGGCGCGAAAGCACCGGCAGCTTTTTGGTGCTTACTTAGACCAAGGACGGCTTCCCGCAGCTTTTGCAGGCTGCGATGGCTTGTTGTTGTTTGCCGCTGCAGGGCGGTTGTCATTGGCTGATCGCTGCGCTGCCGCCGCAGGCTGTTGAGCGTCAATGCTCGGCTCAGGCACGTTGTTTTCGTCAGGGAAGAAGTATTTCTTGATCTCGGCACGCGCCGGATACTGGCCGTCCTTTGAAGGCTTGCCGAGGGCTACTCGCACCGTGAACGACTTAAAGAGCAGATCGTCGGTGTCTTCTACCGAAGACATTTCGAGCGCGCGGCAAAGGCTGGCAAATTGCCTTTGACCAATTTCCTGAGCGGTCGGGTTCTTGTTCTCAATGTTGTAGTTGTTGAACAGCTTGCGATCAGCATATTCAGCGGGCTCGAGCACCTTCAGCGTTGTTTTCAGAATGGTGCCGCTGCCGGTCGAAGTCGGCACCACGTCGGCCGCCTCGATTTCCATCTTGTATGTGCCGTTCGGCAGTTCGGAATAGTCCGACTGCGTTGTGTCGTGTTGGGTGGCGTCAAACGCCGTTCCAAGTCTCGCCATGTGTTAGTTCCTCGTGTTGGTGGTGTGGTGAATGCGCAGGTTAAGACTTTGCGCGAAACACGGTGGGTCGGACAAACCCTCCGATGAAGCCAAGCGCAGCGCCGATCTGCCAAAGTGACATGTGTCCAGCATTGATGCTTAAAGCGGTGAGGAATGCCTGCACTGTTTCAGTGAAGAAGAAGCCGACAACCCATCCCGAAAACGCGCCAAAGAGAACGCCGATCAGCGGTGCAAAGAAAAGAATGGCGGCAACGGTAACCAGTCCAGCTAGTGCTTTTTCCATCAAGCAACCTCCTGCATCGTGTCCGGCCAGTACTTCGCCAGCTCGGTGAAGCCCTGCCCTTTGCGGTATGGAACGGCGTCGGGCATTGAATACCGGTTCTTGGCGTTGAAGCCTGCGCCTTCATTCAGATGGATCTGGCGCTCTTTGCCGCCCTCGGCATGGGCGACCTTTGTCTGGCGCGCGACTTCCTTTTCCTTGATGGAAACTCGGTAGTTCATGAACGCCACAACATCAGACTTTTCTCGAACAAGTGCATTAGCGCGCTTGTGCAGTTTCGGCTGGTACCTCGAATATGGATCTGTCGTCGGGCTGTCGAAGCGCACAATCTCGGGGTGAGCGAGGATGACCACATAAATGCCGGCTTGAGCGAGCGCAGACAGGGCAGACATGAGCTCATTCCATTCGTTGTCGGCTTCCACGTAGCCTTTACCGAACCCAGCTTCCTCAATGCTGTTGATACCAAGGCGGGCACATGTCGCAGCCCAGACAAGCGGTTCGAGGCCGTCGGCACTGTCGATAATCACGGTGCGCCGATCATGCTCAACAGTCAGCAGTTCGCCGATAATGTTGAGCAAATCTTCGAAGCTTTTAATTGTGCCTGGCGTTGCCATTTCGATATCAGATGGCGGACGCTCGCCTTCTGTGGCCAGATAAATCGGATCTGGAAACTCAGATGCAAGGCTGGTCTTGCCGATGCCGTCGACGCCATACAAAAGCATGACCGGCGGGTCGTTTCTCTTCGTCGATTTGAGGCTTGATAGGCTGATAGCCATAAGTAACTCCTCGTGTGTGGTTAGTGGGTAAGTTGAATGACGATCATCATGGCCAGCAGGATGATCGAGCCGATCAGCCAGACTGGCGCCGATGTGGCCAGCGTGGGAAACCGTGGGTAGGTCATTGGCCACCCCACAAATAAAGCAGGCCGTAGAAAGGCAGCACTGCGTTCCAGAAAATGAAGCCTGCCACGACCAGTAAAAGCCCAAGGGTAAACCCCGTGAGAGCCAACGAACGTGCAATCTTCCCGTTGCCATTACCGGCTGGCGTGACGGCGTTCACAACAGCACCCATGAGTAAAAGCCGATGCCCAGCGCTAAAGCCGCGACAACTGCCAGCCCCATGACGAAGCGATCACCAAGGCCCAGCGTAGTTTCGCTGGACAAGATCCGGTCGTCCTCACCGATGTAGTCTTTGAAGGGCGCCGTCATTCGGCACCGCCCTTATTAAATCTGAGCATAATACCTCCTCATTCCCCGCCGCGATTGCAGCGGGGCTGGTTGGTCTAACGGTGGGATTTGCTGGTTAGGCGGCGATGCGCGAGTACGGCTCGTCGTGCGCGATCCAGTGTTCGACGGCATCCTTTGCCGCTTTAAGCCCGAGACCCGTCACAGATCGCAGCTCTTTGATCGCTGAAATCTTCTCGCCTTTCGCAGCGAACCGTTGCCATTCGTGCTTATAGGATGGTGCAGGCTCACTAACTTTCTGCGTCAGCACGTAAACGCCGAACTCCTGGCCCTTATGGATACCGGCTAGACGCGTTGCTTCCTTTGCGGCCAACGTTTCATTTGCATGAAGGAACGGCGCCACCGACGGCTTTGGCTGGCCGTTTTCAATCAGCGCGACGATGGCGGGGTTTGCAACAGGTGCAGCAGCTTTGACAGGCTCGTCGACCCATTCGGCGATGAGGTCGAGATTTGGCTCATTGCCTATCCAGCGTGAGCCGTGAACACCGTCTTTCTGGAAGATGCGGATCCCGATATCACCGGCTATATCAGCAGCAAATGCATATGAATCATTATTTCGTGCCATCAATGGCCCAGCCTTACGGCCATCACGCGTGCAGTAGTATTTGCCTGCTTCGATTTTGAGGGGGGCGGCGACAAGGTCAGATAATTGTGCGTGCCAATTGCGCCCTGTTTCTCCCCATCCAGTAAAGGGCGCATCGAACAATACGCGCGCATAATTATTATTGATTTTCTCGATGACACCGATGGAACCGCTATACCGACCATCGCCCTCATTGGCAGTCAAACGCACCCGATCACCGACCTTGAATGTCTGCGCCTTCGCAACTACAGGCAGAGTTTCAAATTCATCTGACGCCAAATACCAGTTGTCGCCAACGTCATCGATGACCCAAACATCACCACCATCGACGGTTTTTACCTCGTAAAGTCCGCCTGCGCGAACGTCGATCTGTGTTACCAGGCTTCTAACCTTATCTCCAACTTTCACATTACCCATCAAGCTACTCCCCTCGTCTTTGTTGATTTTGTCAATTTCACGCCCTTGGTGAAGTCGACCGGAATGACATTGTCTTCTTCTGTTACGACCTCAGAGCCGCCACCGCCGTCGCCATTGAGGGCCGGTGGTTCAACTTCGAAGCGCGAAACCTCGATCGTCCCAAGGCCGGTACCTGGTATCCAGAACCGCACTGTGAGGAACATGCAGCCGTCTCGATCTCCGATAATGATCCCCTTCCAGCCTGTCAGCTTGTGGGTCACAATTGAGCCGGGCAGATCCCAGCAGTCACCACATTCGCAAGTCACGCTGCACCCCGCTTCGTTCTACTGAACGACACAGGTGCGTTAGAAACATACCGACCGTCTTTAAGGACGGCAGTGTCGCGGGCATGCTGCTTCTGCGCGACTGTTCGATAAGGCTTGCGGTTTGTCGTGTCCCGCTCACCAGTCCGCGTGAATTTGGTTTCGTAAGCCTTGTGGGGCTCACGCAAGTTATGAGATTTCATTGATATTCCTCCTGTCAGGAGGTTGATCTGTGGCCTGCACATGCGGGCCAACGTGGCTCAGGCTGCGATTGCGCCCGGCTCGAAGTTATCGTTCGCGGCTTCCAGCGCACGAATGCGTGGCATTGCGATATAACTGACGCAGTGATTGGCCGTGGACCAGCCACCGTTAGAAACACACCGCACGACAATGCGGTCGGCTGTAGGTTTTGGGATCGGTCGGCGGAGAATTGAAGCTACCGTCGATCTCGGCAGGCTAAGCGCATTTCCGATTTCAGTCGGGTTGGCGCCCACCTCGTGCATTCGATGCACTTCTTCTATGGTTTCATAATCTTTCATGCTCTCCTCGTGTTTGGTGTTGGTTGACAAATGGCATTGGTGAAGCCATCTGTTGTCCTGCGCGGGGTGGTACTCGCGAAGGAACCCCCGGTGTAGAAGTGGCGCAAGCCCTCCTCGTGTAAGCCGGGGTATTACGAGGACGGCGGAGCAGCGGGTGGTGCCGGCTCACAACGCCGTCCTATAAATCTCTCGACATTCAGAAACGCCGAAAGCACCGGCCGCGGTTAAGCGACCAGTGTCCCTGGTATGTCTAAGGCGGCGCCTCAACGAGAGCCGGTTCGCTTCTTTCGGCGGAATTGGTCATTTGCTCTCTCCTCAGTTTCAATTGCGCTTCAGCGCGGCTTCTATCTATTGAGTGCCGATATCCTTGGGAGGATGTTCTCTGGCATCATGAGGTAGGCCCTCCTTCGAACTATCCAACGTCTTATGCGCCGGTTGATGGCACCTATATATGACAAATTCGCATCTATGTCAACACTCGGTGACATTTTCGCACGTTACATTTTCACAACAATATGCGAAAAGCGCAACATGGACAAAGATTTCGCGCGGCGCCTTCGTTTGGCGCGTGACCTTAAAGGAATGAGCCAGGCTGACCTTGCCGCCCTTATTGGGCGCGACAAGTCGTCGATCAGTCTTTTGGAAGGCGGGAAGCGTGGGGCCAGCGTTGAGTTTGTTGCCCGCCTGGCTCGCGCGCTGGATCTTAATGAGGATTGGCTTGCCTTTGGCAACGGCGAGATGACTGCGACGTCAGTGAAACCAACTTCTGATACGTTCACACCAACACCAATCCCCGGCGATCAGCTCGTAAGCCAAGAACGAGGCCTGCCTGTGTACGCTGCGGCGAAGGGCGGCGATGGACACGTCATCATCACCTTTGATCCAATCAGCTATATGAAAATGCCTGCAGTCCTGCAGGGCGTTAAGGGTGGTTACGGCCTTCTATTATCTGGGGAATCAATGGTTCCCGCCTATCGACCAGGCGAAACTGCACTCGTAAACCCTAACTTGCCGCCAGTTCGCGATGAAGACGTAATTCTTTATCACACAAGCGCAATGGACGAGAACGAAGCGATCATCAAGCGACTCGTCGGCTTCAATGACCGAGAATGGATGCTGGAACAGTACAACCCGCATAAGGAATTCAAGGAATTTCGCGCTGATTGGCCTGTCTGCCATCGCGTTGTTGGGAAATACAACACCCGTTAAAGACTAGCCATTAACTACGGCCTCAAGCGCGCTATCAGGTACCCGGCCGATAGCTGCGATGATCTGCGTCGCATTATTCCATCTATATAAAGCAAGGACAGCAGGCTTTTCGCACGCCAAGCGATGAGCCAGCCTCAGCGCATGATCTTCCGTATCAACCTGGATCGGAGTGTCAGGGATTACACCCCACCTGCACGCAGTAAATCCTTGCACGACAAACAGCGGATACATGACACCTCACACCCTTAACACTGAAATTATGATTCCATCATAATGAGAACATTTCAAGAACATTCTTCATGTTTGGCTAACCCTGTGAGTTTCTTCGATGTGTTTTTGTCATCATTGATGTTGACATGCGGTGACTGATAAGCATATATAGGTGACAGAACAGCACGAAGACAGCCTCACCAGCTCGATCTGCTGAACCAACCAAACACGAGGAGTAACCCAATGACGAACGCGAAAACCCCGAGAAGAAGAAGATCGCCAGCACCTCGCATTAACGAAGTAATCGGCGGCGGATTCTTTGTATTCCGCCGCGGCAAACTAACCGGCCGCGTCAGCGTAGCCACTACCCTACCGTATGAACACGGGTCGTTTGAGCAAGCACTGGCGGAGGCAACGCGCCTCGCCAAGCTCTGCCCAGGCGAAACATACGAAGTTTTCCAGACAAGTGGCGCGATCGCCACATCCAACCATGATGTGTTTCTCGCCGAACTCCGCGAGGCCGGTGCCAGCGTTGAGACTGTCGCTAGTGAAGACCCCGAGCTGGCGGAGGCTGCGTGATGAACCGCGCCCTGCTGGAAATGCTCGCCGATATGGAACCTGAGCTGCACACCGAAGTGCATCGCGCAGGCAGTGACGAACCAATGCGTCGTCCCGACCACCGTGCAAAGAAGCACGCTCGCCCAATGCCCTGGATACGATACGCAGCGCGCGAAGCCGTTGAGATGACGGTTGTTGTCGGATTTTGCGTTGTTGTGGGCGCAGTGGGCCTCGGCGTCACATGATTTACCGCGAAAGATAGCGACGGGGCGTAGCGCCCCAGAATTTTCCAACCATCGACGATCCGAGCGTTTTCACGCCACGGGTCGTCACGCTTACCAAAACCACACGAGGAGCATTTATTCATGTCTAACAGACACACGCACATCCTTACCGCCGACGAGTTCATTGCTCAGGGCACCACAGCAGCAGCAATCCTTTCGATTGCCCGTTGGTATCGCGTGAGCGACCCGGCGACTGCCGCAAAGATCAAAGACATTGCATATGAAGTCTCGCGCAAAACGGGCGAGCAGTTCCGTATGCGCCGCGTGCGCCCGGCCAATGACAATCGCCGTCCTTTCAGGCGGAGGGCGGCGTGATGGACGCGCTCGTCCCAGACAGTCGCGGCAACAGTATCGACGCTGCTTATCTCAACGCGTTGCGGCTAGGCCCGCAGCGCATAGGCCGGGCTTCTGTTGGAAGCACTGGGGTTCCCCTGCCCGTTGCTCGCCGTCTGGCGGCAACAGGTCGGGCCGTTGTCGTTGGTGATGAGGTGCGATCTATCAAGGCAGCGGCTCGTCAGGGTCCGCCAACAGATTAAGATAACTGGTTATCTCTTCGGCTTCATCGCGCCGGAGATTGCAACAGAATTGGCCGTTCAGCTTCGCAGGTTCGCCCGTTGAGAGCTTAACGACGGTCCATGTTCCATCCGGCTCTTGCCGCTTGTCAAAATGAAATATCGGCATGGCATCAGCAGTTTGTTGCTATGCGAGACAGATAAGCTGGAGAAGCCAGGTTTCAAGGTTGTGGAGATATCACAATGTTTAACAATGACCGCCTCCCAGCCTCACCGGGAGCGTCGGAATGAGAGACAGACCAGCATTCCCGTTTGAAGGCGGGGACAACAACGGCATTGAACCAAGCGTAGGCATGACTTTTCGCGCTTACGCTGCCGTTAAATTCATGGCCGCGATAATCGAGGCTGACGGCATTCAATGCGCATTGCGAGACGCGCATGACCATGCCCGTGTTGCTGTCATCAATGCCGACGCTCTCATTGAAGCTCTCACGCGCCCGACAGGAGGCAGCAAATGGCAACGATTAAGCTCGTGAACGTTGATGAGCATGATTTGGCCTATGCGGCCAACTTAGCGGTTCATTTCGTACGTCAATATCCGGATCGAATGGGGCTTAGGAATGGCGTGGCCTTCACCAAGGACTGCGTTGATTATTCGCTCTATATCTATCGCACCAAAACGCAAATCGTTGTTCGCGGGAGGTCCAGCCATGGCGAGTAAGGAACTGATCGAGAAGGTGGCGTACGGAGACCGAACACAAGCAGAAGCGCTGCGTATTGCCTATGACCGTCTGAAGTTTCTGGGTTGGAAGTTCACCCATCACGATGTTGGCAGGGTTGCGAAGGAGATAATCGAAGCCCTCAACGCCAGCCCACTAGGGGAGAAGGCAGAATGAAGCTGACCGCCGCACAAAAGAAGCTCTTGAAATCACTACAGGATAGATCCGAGTTCTTCACTACAAGTGAAGAACTGCCCGCGCAGATCGTAAAACTGCGGCTGGCTAAATGGTCGAATATCCGTATGGGTCGAGGGCTTCTATCAATCACAAGAGCAGGCCGCCAAACCCTGAAAGGCGGTGGCGAATGACCCTAATACTTCGGGAACTTCGCCATGCCCTCAACCTCGGCGCTCTGATGCGTGAGGATAATGCCGATATTCTTACCTCTGCATTCAACACAACGAAGCTTTGGAACAAGATCATTGTGCATTGCTCCGTGGTCCGCACCAAGCTTTTCAGCAAGAGCGGGCAAGTCCAGCGCAACGTTGTGATGACAGCCATTGCAGTAAGCCGTGATCCTGTATCCGTACTTGATGCACTCACCAATCGTTCTGTTCGTGCTGATGTAGCTCATTCCGCTCTCCTGTCAGGTGGCAATTACAACAGGAACGAAACAGAAACAAATTACAAAGTTGGTTGCGAAATAGATTCCGCAACCAAGAGCGCATTGAGCTGGCGTTGCCAGTCACAGAAATTCGTAAGCGACTAGTCAGAACTAATGATGACGTATCGGATGCCTATTCCATCGAATGTCGCAGTTATTAAACAGATAAGCCATCTCGCTAGCTTCGTCCTCTGACAAATCGTGAAGCAGCGTTCCATTCACGGCTGCTGGCAGAGCATTGTTTGTGTTAACAACCGTCCAGCTACCGTCCTGCTCTCTGCGGACATCATATCTAAGGTCAGCCATGCCACTACCCTCCATGTGGACTAACTTTCCAATCACGAGACGAAGTTTAATTTCAAATCCCGTTTGGTCAATAGCCCACTAAGCCGCTAGCGCCTCATCCAATCCGTTGAGGTAATCAATCAGTTCTTCGGCATCGCGCTTCTTAAGCGAGCAGCATAGCTGCCCATTGAGCGAAACCGGATTCTGGCTGACGGTTTCCTTTACGGCCCAAAGACCATTTGGCTGTTCGTCCAGATAATAGAAGTTAGCTGCCATTGCGAACTGCGGCGTCATCTCAATTTCCTCAGTTTTGGGGAACCGCCGCGATAACGCCGACCCGGAATCTTTGTTCCAAAAAAATCAAGAAAAGTGAGGAATCAACATGCATCATGAAAACGATAACGAAGCTGATTTGCTGATGGGCGTTGAGCCTATCGCCAAGTATCTAGGCGTCACAAGGCGCCAAGCTTATCGGCTGGTCTACGATAAAATTATGCCTAGCTTTAAGCTCGGTGGCACCGTTGCTGCTCGTCGATCCAGTCTCAAAAAATGGATGGAAAATCTGGAAGCAGAGCACGCCGCTTAA